GCAACATTGGTAAATATCATGATAATACTTGGCATTGGGGTTATAGACATTATTTATATTTATTAACTTGTATAATATTATTAATAATACAAATAATAGAAATAATAAACGATAATTCAAATGTAAAATTAAATAAAAATAAAAATGATTCAGTTTTGTTAGATAATTCAATATCATGTAGAATTGGGTAATTAATATAATATACTTATTAAAAATGAAAAGATGCTTTACATGTAAAAAAAACAAACCATTAATATTATTTGGTACTAATAAACGTAAGTATCAGATAGCTTCAGATAAAGGTAAAATGATTAATTGTAGGTTATGTGAAACTAAAAGATTTATTAACAATAAAGGTGAGATAATTAAGTTCAATTATAACATTAATAAGTTTAATATAGTTAACCATAAACCAACATTAATTAATATTATTAAAATGTATTTAAATATTATATGAAAACACAAGAAGAAATAGAACAGTTAGCTAATGCAAAATACAAGGATAATTTACATAATCCATTCTTTACAGCAGCACCAATGGGTTTTATCAAAGGCTACACTCAATGTCAAGAAGATATGGCTGATAAGAAATACACAGAGGAAGATGTTATAAAAGCTATTAAACTAGCCAGAGAAACTGAAAGTATAAGAAGAGGTGCTTTAAGTGGAGATTGGGATGATGTAGAAAAGTATGATGAAATGGATATTATTTACCTACTAAACAAACAAGACTAATATGTGGCATTATATAAAATACCTCTTAAAGTTATTATTTGGCTTTATGGTTATTATAGCATTAGATGTTATGCTTAAGAAAGCAGATCCAGATTCTGATGGTTGGTGGTTTTATATGACACTAATATTATACAATGGCTATTGATATTTAGAATATAGGCTAGAAGATAAAGATTAACAAATAGTCAGGTGGTGGAATTGGTTAGACGCTATACTTAAGCAGTTGAAGCTGGGTAATTCAACAATACAGGTTCGAATCCTATCCTGACTACTAAATCCTTACGGGGTATATTATAGCATAGAGCTTAAGTTTTGTCATGATTTTCTTAAGTATCTATGCTATTTTATTAAATTAAATTATTATTAACATTAAAAAACAATACTATGATAAAAGATTATGAAACACTAAAACAACATTGTAATGTTAATTATAAGATTAACAATACTAACATTAAAATAGGCGATTTAAACGATAATCAGCTTAGCATCTCTAGAAATATACTTAACAGAAGATTAACGCTTAGCAATGAAGAAAAACAACAATTAAAAGCATTAAATTATGTAATTGATTACAGATCTAAATGTGCTGAAATTAAAATGCAAAACAACCTCTCTGATTCATATAATAAAAGATTAGTTACTAGAGCTAGTAAAAAAGCTGATATTATTATGGATTGGATACAAAAATCATACAAATGAAAAAATTAATAAACACACTAAAATGGTTAATATACCATAAAACAGATGTATATGTAATGGATGAAATACATTACTCAGATTTACATTATTCATTATTCTTTCTGCATAGAGTAGATAGATTATTTGGGTTTAAAATACACAGATGTGTTGATAAAGCTACATCATTATATCCATCAAACATTAAACCTGCACAATGGATATATAGTTATTTCAATTTAAAAACAAATAAAGTAATACTAAAATGATAAATAAAAAACTTACTAAAGCGGATGCTATTAAGATGAGAAATGCTTATCAAGAAAAGCTACAAGAATATGATAAGATGAGTTTAGAAGAACTTAAAGCACTATTTAACTCTAAAAGGTTAGGTGGTGCTTATAAAGCTGCATTGATTGAAGTAGTTAAATACAAATTACAACAAGAAATGGTTGCTAAAGCAAAGGAAATTGAAAAGAATAATGAATCACAAACTAAAATAGAAGAAGAATAATGAAAGTAGTAATGGAATTTAACTTACCTGAAGAACAGGAAGAACTTGAAAATGCACAAAATGGTTATAAATGGGCTACAGCAGCTAAAGAATTTGACCAAGCATTAAGGAATACAATTAAATATGAACCTGCAGATTTTAAAGGTGATATAAACACTTTACAAAACATAAGGGATAAGTTTAATGAAATATTAAGTAGTTACAATTTAAGAGTATACTAATGAAAAAAGAAGATATAATAGTAAAAGTTGCTGAAACAATAGCTGTTTTAAGCATTGGAATAATAATAGGTATAATAATAGCTTATAATTATCAGAATTAATTATGGATATAACAATGTGTGTAGGGTTAAATTGCCCATTAAGAGATAATTGCTTAAGATATAAAGTTGAATCAACTGAATTATATCAAGCTTATTTCTCAGAATCACCTATTAAAAATGGTGAATGTGAATATTTTATAGATTATAGTCAATACAAATTACTGTAAATGAAAGGTATATTAAGTAAAACAAGCCAAGGATGGATTGTAAAATACAAATATAATCACTTAGATAAAGGGTATTTCACTAAAGAATTGCAAATTCACCCTGATGATGCAAAAAATTTAGATGAAATACCTAATGCTTATGAAGTACTTAATAACAATGAGATTGAATTTGATATTACAGAAGTTATACTAAGTACTAATGATAACAAAGTAATATTAAATGATTTTGCTAGGATAAAATCACCAACAATAAACAAGGTTGATACTGCTAAAACATCTTGGGATACTGTATGGAAAGATTTTAGAGTTAAGAAAAACGCATCTTATTCTTGGGCATTACTTGAGTATTTAAGAGATAATTATAATCCACCAACTAAAAAATAATATGATTAAGTTAATAAATAGAAGGTCTATGATTATAAGGCCTAGTGGTCGTAGTACAGATTATATTAGTCCAAGCTTTGGTCATGGCTGTTTATATAACTGTTCATATTGTTACATGAAACGTCATAAGCCTGAAGGTTTAGATATAGCTATGAATCCACATGATATACTAACAGCAGTAAACAATCATTGTGCATTTGCAGATGTAGATAAGCCTAATCAAACTCATGCAGAATATATTACTTATGATATATCATGTAATGAAGATTTTGCATTGCATGCTAAATATCATGATTGGGAAACAATATTTGACTTCTTCAAGAATCATCCTAAAGCTATGGGTTCATTTGCAACTAAATATGTAAATGAAAAGCTATTAAGCTACAATTCTAATGGCAAAATAAGAATTAGATTTAGTTTAATGCCACAGATATATGCAAACCTATTAGAGCCTAATACAAGCTCTATAAGTGATAGAATAGAAGCAATTGATAAGTTTATTGACGCAGGATATGATGTACACATAAACTTTAGTCCTGTAATAGTATTTAATGACTGGTTACAACATTATGAAGAACTATTTGATTTAGTAAATCACCATGTAAAACATAAAGAGTTAGTTAAAGCTGAAGTAATATTTCTTACTCATAACGAGAATAAGCATAAGTATAATTTAATTAAAAACTTACAAGGCGAATTCTTATTATGGAATAAAGATATACAAGAGAATAAAACATCTCAATATGGTGGTAATAATGTTAGGTATAAACATGATTTAAAGAATAAATACATTGAAGAATGGACTAAGTTACATGATAGCATTATACCTTGGAATACAATAAGATATATATTTTAATATGAAAACAACATTAGATTATGATGACAATAGAGATTTAAACAAATATAAGTTAGTACGTGAACGTGATAATTTAACTAAATACTCACAAAGTATTTTATGGATTGAATACAAAGAAAATGGTTATTTTAAATCAAAACATAAGATTATAAAGGTTGGTAGGTCATTATTAATGTCGCCATTTAATATGTTTTATACATGGCAAACAACACCTGTAACTAAAATTATTAAAAAGAAAAAAGATTACATTAAGTTTGAAACAGAAAATAGTGTTTATGAACTTTATAAATTAAATGATAAATAATTATGACACCAAAAGAAAAGGCTAAAGAATTAGTTGAAAAGTTTTATGGATTACCAACAGGTAACACTAATCGTTGTGTTGATTGGTTAACAGCTACAGAAAGTGCTTTAGTAACAATTGATGCAATGTTACAAATACAATCTATTACAATGTATCCTGTTATTGAAGATAATATGATATATGGGCATAAAGATTATTGGAATAAAGTTAAACAAGAAATAAATAGTTTATAATGAAAATATGGCACATAAGTGATACGCATACATATCACGGATTATTAGATATACCTGATAATATAGATATAGTAATATTTAGTGGTGATTGTAGTAATCCTAGAGATCCATACTTAAATAAACCAGAAGTAGAAAATTTTTTAGCTTGGTATGAATCATTACCTATTAAATACAAAATATTTGTTGCTGGAAACCACGACACTTCAATTGAAAAAGGTTTTATTAATAAATTAGATTTTGCATCAAAAGGTATTATTTATTTAGAAAATAATTATACTGAAATTGAAGGATTAAAAATATGGGGATCACCAATAACTCCTACATTTGGTGATTGGGCATTTATGAAAGCTAGACATAAAACACATGAATTATGGCAACAAATACCTAATAATACGGATATAATAATAATTCATGGGCCACCAGCAAATGTACTTGACTTATCATATAATAGATTAAATCAATTAGAATTTTGTGGTGATAAAGCATTAAAAAAAAGGCTAATTGATATTAACCCTAAATTAGTTTGTTTTGGTCATATACATAATTGTGATGATATTATAAATGCAGGAACTATGAAGCTATCAATCAGAGATACTATCTATAGTAATGGTAGTGTTGTAACTGATGGTAAATTTGGTAAACTAAGTAGTAATGGTAATATATTTGAAATATGAAACTAATAAAACTAAAAGATGACCACTATGTAGTGGTAACAGATAAACCAATAAAATGGAAAGATTACTTTTTAAATACTATACAAAAAGAAGTTTATTGTCATGATATAGAAAATTATGATGTCAATAAATATTATCTTAAAAAAATCACCCACTCAACACAACCTATGCCTCATGGATTAGTAAGAGAAAGTCAAATAACAGGTGTTACAGCTATATCTCTCAAAAAAGTAAAAGAACTAATAGGTGATGTGGATAAAACAGAGTGGGAAGTAGAGATAGTAGATGGTAAACTTAAATTAAAATAAAATGAAAAAAATATTAATAATATTATTATTAGCAATTTGTTTTAAGTCAAATGCTAAATTTATACAAACAGTAGAATTAAAATATGAGAAAAAAGATGGTTGGTCTAAGTATTATACAGTAGATGCTACATTTATGACAGGATTTGAACTTAACAGAGCAACAAATACTTATGATTATAATTCATATTTAACATATTGCATTGTTTGGTGGGGAAATGGTCAATGTAGCTTAATAGCATTAAACTATATATCTTGTGGATACGAAGCATTACCGTCCTGTTTATCATATTATTACTCAGTTGATGGTAAAGATCAAGATGATAATAAGTGGAATATATGCTTAACATATACTTGTTATTAATTAATGGCTAAAGTAAAAGTAAATAAATTTAATACGTGTTATTGGCTTTTAAAGAAAAATGAAATAAATGAGTATACACAGGTTAATAACAATAACCGTAAAGATATAATATTAATTGGTAGGATATTATATATAATAGCAAGGACTGGCTCAAATTATCTTTATAGGGGTTCAATAGTTATAAACCCATGCTTTGAAAAAGGTTATTATAAATATCCTTTAATGCCATGGCAATGGACTAATGTAACTCATTTTAAAATTAATTTAGATAAAACAGATAAAGATGATTGGGCTAGAAGTTATAAAACATTAATAGATGGATTTATTGATGAAAAAGCTTTGTATTATAAAAAAGATGATCCAATTTTAGAATTTATAAAAGAATAATATGCCTAATGATAGTGAATGGTTTAATAGTATTTTAGATACTTATACACAGTATTTAAGATTTACTAGTGATGGCAGAGTTACTTATAATACGCCATCAGATAGTATACCACAGCCAGAAATACAATATGTAAAAAAATATAATAAAGAATTAAGTAAAAGTATAAACAAAATGATTCATGATGAAATAGATAAAGCGTTTGAGTTTAAAAACAAAATAATAGATTCCAAAGATTTAGCTTATACAGTTAGACATGGTAAACTTATAATATATAGGTTAAATAGAAAAACAAATAAAAGTATAGGTTTATTTAAAACAGATAATAGTTATAAGTTAGAAAAAATACCAGATGTATCTACATATAGAGCTTATAATATAGGAATTCCTGAAAGGAATATATTAAGAACATTTTGTGATGTAAAAATTAAATCTTTTCAAGAATCTGCAGATCTATTTGGTTATAAGCCAACTAAAGAATTTATGATGAAATCAGGTCAACAGTTTGAAATAAGTAACATGATTCTTGATTATACTTGTAAAAAAGATGGTATAATTAGAAACGTTGTTGAAGTTATATTCAAAGATAAAGCACTAAAGTTTCTTCCTGAAGATTTAGAATTTATATATCCAGATTTAGAACTATTAAGAAAAGGTTATACTGAACCTTTAGATAGAAAAATTAAGAAAGGTTCTAATGTTAAAGTAGTTGACGATAGAGGTATTCCATTTAAAAAGAATACTAGGTTAAAAGTTAACACTGTTATAACAGTAGGTCATTCAAGTTTTGGTAGAAAATATTGTAGTATTTTAAATGATTATAAAGAATATTTAATACCAACTAAAAAGTTAAAAGTTGTAGCATGATTAAAAAAAAAGTAAAAAATAAATTAGGTTATAGACCTTTATTATTAAGTAGGCATCCAAGCCATCAAATATTACGTACTACGCTTGATAGGAATCCTTTTAGGGCAGTTATTAGGTTAGGTAGTACTACAATACCAAATGATGGTAAAGAACGCTTAGAAATCAATACTGCAGGTGCTATACGTAATAGTGCTGATAAGTTACTTATGAAAGAATGTTTTGATGAAGCAGGAGTTAAAACAGCTAAATGGTGGCGTGCTGAATGTTTACCTGAAATAGAGGATAGTTCATTTCCTATTATAGCTAAGCATAGGTTTGGTAGCCGTAATTCAGGTAATACTTTGTTACATAACAGAGAAGAACTTAATGATTGGCTTACAGGTAAAACAAAATCAAACTATATATTTGAGAAATTCTATACTTATTCTAAAGAATATAGGATTCACGTAACAAATGATGGTTGTTTTTATACTTGTAGGAAACTATTAAGAAATGATACGCCTAATGATGAACAATGGCATCGTCATGATGATAATTCAGTATGGATAGTAGAAGATAATCCTAAGTTTAAAAAACCAAGTAATTGGGATTCAATTGTAGAAGATTGTATTAATGCTAAAAAAGCATTAGGACTAGATATTTGTGCATTTGATGTTAAAACACAGGGTAGTAGTAAAGAAAAGCCTAAATGGATTATTATTGAGTCATGCAGTGCACCAAGTTTTGGTGAAATAACAACACAAAAGTATATTAAAGAGTTAAATAAATTAATTAAAAATAAATATTATGGAATTTGAATTATCTGAAACTCCAGTTGAAGCAATAGTTAAACCTAAAAGAAAATATGTTAAAAAAAGTAATGGTATTGATCCTTTAACTAGAGATCAGTTTGAAAAGGCTAAAGATATTCTTAAAAGAAAATTGCAAATGATGTGTACTATGAGTAGTTACAGATCTGATGGTAACGCAAATAAATATGTAGAAGCCTATATTGACAATGTAATTAACTTTTTACGTGGTGATTTTAAAATGAAATCTAATGTAAAAAACTTACATGATTCAGCACATTATGTTTCTTATAGAATAAACATATTTGATTATAATTTAGACTTATCAAGAAGTTATCATACAGCAAATGTTTCATTTAAAATGGAAGAATTGCATTCAAATTGTTCAAGCATAGGTATTCATCATTTTGATGGTAATTTTGCACCTAATCCTGGTATGTATGGTAATCAAGAAGCTATATTTAATTCATCAGATAAATTTAAATTGTTTTTAGTTGAAATGGAAGAATTAGCTAGAATATTTGGTTATAGCAATATACTTTATACTATTAGCAATGAATCAGATAAAGTTTTTGCAGAATATGTTAAAGCTACTGCAACACAAATAGATATTTTTACAAATAAAAGAAGTCAAAGAGTTATTAGTTATTACAGCAAAAGAATATAAATTATGAAAGTAAATAAAGTTTTAATAGGTTGTGATCCTGAAGGTTTTCTGTTTGATCCAATAAGAAATAAATATGTGCCAGTATGTGGCTTAATAGGTGGTACTAAAGATGAACCAATTCCTATTACTGATAATGGACATAGTCTACAAGAAGATAATGTAATGGTTGAGTATACTATACCACCATCAGCAACTGTAGAAGAGTTTAAAGATAATATTAATTTTGTTAAAGATTATATTGCTGAAACTGTACTTAAACCTTTAAGTCTAGTACCTCATTATATTGCATCAGCAAGATTTGAGATTGATGATTTATTAGCACCACAAGCACAACATTTTGGTTGTAGTCCTGATTATAATGCTTATACATTTGAAGCTAATAGAGTTCAACGTGATGATTTTACACTTAGGACTAGCGGTGGCCATATTCATATAGGCTATGATAATCCTAGTGCAGAAACTAATATTGAATTGATTAAAGCTATGGATTTATTCCTAGGCGTACCTTCAATACTATTAGATACTGATACTGAACGTAGAAAAATGTATGGCAAAGCAGGCTGTTATAGGTTTAAGAAATATGGCTTAGAATATCGTGTATTATCAACATTCTGGACTGCAAATGATGAATTGATTGAATGGGCATTTAATGCCGCTAAGCAAGCGATTGAATTTGTAAATAGTAATGGTATAATAACAAATGAAAACGATATTATTGATTGTATTAATAATTCAAATAAAGATTTAGCTTTAGAGATTATTGAAGATTATAATATTAATGTAAATTTAGAAAAATTAATAATTTAAAATATGTGTGGACTTTTTGGTTTTTCGGGTAAAACCCCATGTAACAAGAAATATATGCAGTTAGGTATTATCTGGAACTCATTAGAAAGAGGCGAAGATTCTACAGGTATATATAGTCCCATTAATGGACTTAAAAAAAGTTTAACAAAGGGCAGTCATTATGTGTTACACAATGAAAATGATTTCAAAGTTGACAAAATAATGATTGCCCATGTTAGGGCTAAAACAGTTGGCTCTGCAACAGTTGAAAATGCACATCCATTTGAGCGAGGAAATTATATCCTTGCTCATAATGGTACTTTAACAAATCACAGAGATTTAATACATAAGTATGAATTAGATAGTTCATTGTATAATGTTGATAGTGACGTAATATGTGGCTGTATTGCAAAGAATAATAATTTTGATGTTATTAAAGAAATTGCAGGTGCAGCAGCATTATTAATTCATGATAAAACTAATCCTGAGTTATTGTATGTGTTTAAAAATGATCAGCGACCATTATGGCGAGGTGTAGATGCTAAAGGTAATATGTATATCTCATCATTATGTGAGCCATTGTATTTTATGGAATTATTTAACGTAAAAGAATTTAAAAATGATGTTTTATATACTATAAAAGATGGTAATATTATTAAGTCTACTAAGATTAAAAATACACCATATACTAAGCCTTATGTACCAACTGTAAATCATAATAGCTATGATTATAATAATTACAATAATAATAGTTATAACAACTATGGTAATTATAACAATATAAATAATCGTTTTAGCCTTTATGAAAATGATGGCACTTATACAAATGTTTGGCTAAGATCTAAGTGGGAAATGAGTCACGTATCTCCTGAAAATAGTTATAGTCTAGTTAAAGATACATATTATCTTATATTAGGTAAATCTACTGATCAACACAGATTTAGGGTTATGTGTAATGGTGTTGAAAGATGCGTGCCTAAAGCCGCATTTGACTCTAGTGACTTATTACAACGTAATGATATATTAGTTTTACTTGAAGATATACCTGAAGGTAGAGGATCTTTTGCGGGTAAAAACGTAGGCTCTAAAGGTGATTTATTTAAAGTATCAACAGTTTATAATGATGCTGACGTAGGTATATGCACTATAATAAATGAAGTTAGTCTTGGTTATATAGATAAAAAGTATGTTAGAAAATTATCAGAAAAGGAATTAGCTGATTATAGAATAGCATCTACAATAAGTCATGTAACTAATATTAAGTATATTGAAGATATAAAGAATCCTGTTCAATTAGATTTATTTAATTCAGTACAAGATACTACTCCTTTAAATAGTGAGCCTAATAATGCAACTGACATAAATCAAAGTAATAATGATGAAGATTATGAAGCTGAAATGAACGCTTATAATAAGTCATATGATCCTATTGATATGGTAGAAGTTGATGCAGCTTATGTATCAGAATACTTTGATGAATCAGATAATTTACTAGAAGAAATAAATGAGCTTATGAGTAAAGATATGTATATAACACCTGATTTAAGAGGTAAAGTACTTGAACTAATAGATTTAAATTTTGTAGCAAGATATCAAATTATTAACGAAGAAGTAATTAAAGATGCCCATTGAAGGAAATATAAGATTAAGAAGTAATACTGAACCAGAACTACATCCAGTTCCTGCACCACCATTAATTGATTGGGTGGAAGATGCAATGAGAGATCCAAGTTTTGATGAAACTGATGAGGAATTAGAGCGCATGCTTGAAGAAGAAGAACATTCTTCTGAACCTGAATTTAGTGATGATGATCTTGTAAAGTTATATGAAAATGATGAAAAGATAAAGTATAAAGATGCTGTTTATGTACAGCATTTTGGTTTTTTCAAAAAAGATGATCCTAGATTATTTAAAGATAAGTTTTACAATGATTTAAATTTAATAATTGATGAAAAACTTAAATTATTGGCCTATAATCAAATATATGCAGTATATGAAGATATAGACGCTAAAGGTAATCTAATTAACCCATCTTATACTGTAGCTGCTGAATGTAGTTCAAATTATATTCAAGTTAGTAATCCAAATCATAAACTATCAGAGTTTTCATGGCTAGATGATAAATTTGTAGATAATAATGTATTTAAATATTATTATGTAGAATGTGTAAATACTGGTAATTTTTATCGCAAAGATGATCCTAATACACCTAAAAATATATTAGTTAAACAAAATGATATAACTTATAGGAAACGCAAGTATAATAAATCTTTTAAAGATTTAGTAGCTAATAAACCTATGACTTATGTTAAAATGCTTGGTAAAAAATATACTTGGGGTGTAGAAATAGAAACTTCAAGTGGTTATTTGCCAAAGTATTTAGATAAAAAGTTAGTTTATGATGCAGTACATGATGGTTCATTGAGAGATGAAAATGGCAATGTATTTGGCGGTGAGTATGTAACTAGTGTATTATATGGTGACCTAGGTTTACAACAGCTTAAAATGCTTTGTAATGAATTATCTAAAAGATGCATGATTAACAAGAAGTGCGGTGTTCATGTCCATATAGGTGGAGCAACATTTAATAAGGAAAGTGTAGTATTGATGTACTACCTTTATAAGAAAATGGAGAAGTCTATATTTAACATGTTACCTGAGTCTAGAAGAGATAATGAATATTGTAGGAAATTACCTAATGTTAATATTAATATAAGCTCTATTAATACAAATAGAGAATATAATATTGATTATTATTATAATACTATAATGACTATATTATCTTCAGGTTATTCACCAGATCATAAGGTTAATAAGAAAAATGATCATCCAAAGGGTTTTAAATGTGGTTATGATCATAGTGCTGCAAGATATTGCTGGGTTAATTTTATCCCTGCAGTATTTAATACTAGGAAAAATGAAGTGTATACTATAGAGTTTAGACCTCATTCTGCTAGTACATCTTATTATAAGATTAAAAACTGGTTATTTATATGCATTGCATTGATTGATATTGTAGAGAACCATAAGAAAGAAATCTACAATAATCCTAATATTACATTGCAAGATATAATCAGAATAGTTTATCCTAAAAATCACATGCAAATCAATGATTATATTGAGAAAAGAACTTTAAAGTTTGCTGATAAATCAATTAATCATGAAATAAGTGACTATACGGATAACGAAGTAACTGATGATTTAACATTAAAAAGTTTGTAAAATATGTGTTTAATAAGTGTGTGCCCTAAAGGAACTAAGAAGGGCACAGAACAAGTATATAAATTTATTAAATCTGGCATGGAAAGTAACACTAGTGGTAGTGGTTATATGTTCAAGCGAGATGGTGAAAATACAATAACAATTAGAAAAGGATTTTTTAATTATGGTAGATTAATTGAGTCCTTGGAAAGTGATAGATTAAATGATAATGATGAGTTAGTAATTCATCATAGGATTCCAACAAGTGGCAATAGAAATGATTTAAATTGCCATCCATTTGTTATATCTGATAATCATAGTGAAGTTATAATGACTAACGGAAGTACAGAAAAGCCTTGTATGGCTCATAATGGTATTTTCAGTAGAATTATAAGCCTTGAAAACCTTAATCCAGAGTTTTCAGATACTTATGCATTTGCAAGATATATTATGGGTAATCCTAATATGTATGAAATATTTACAAATGATTATCTTTTATTTGAAACTTTAACTTCTCATATAGTTGGAACTGATAAGTTAGTATTCTTATTTCCTAATAAAGATTTAATGATGATAGGTCAATACATTCAAGATGATGGCTATTTTCATTCAAATACAGGCTATAAGAGATATACTTATGATAGAGGTGGTAGCAGTAGTCACAACTATGCAACATCGTCACACAGCAGTTTTTCAGAAGGATATGGAAATTGGAGTGAATATGTTGATGAAGATGAAAGTGAATATGGTTGGCCTCCAGCTCTTCCAGTAATCAAGTCTATGCAACGTGTAACTAATAGTGTAGTTGTACCTAACCTTATAGCATTTGATTCAAGTGAAATAGCTTTAGATGAGAAAAACTATAATCATTTTGATTATGTAATGAAAACTAAGTGGGATGATACACCTCCTAATGAGAGGCATAAAGTTAAATTAAGTAGTTTAGAAGGTTTTGATGGTAATGCGTTATTACAAGTTTTAACATGGGTTAGTGAAGATAAAAAGACTTATGGTGCTGGTGTACAAACATTCTCATTGATGGAAAACTATTATTATATTCCTAAAAATGAACATTACAATGTTTATAAGGATTATAAGAAATTGTTACTTAATGATTATCAGTATAGTAAAAGCTCTATTAAAGATTTAGGTAAATTGTTAAATCGTAACTATTTAAAGCCAGACAATCATCCATTGCTATTCAAAAAAGATAGTAAGTTTTATTGTAAAAAAGCTTTACAAATGTTACATAATAATTTAACTAATCCTATGAGAGAAGTTATTGATGCATTAAACGCAGGGACTGCATGATAGAGAATGTAAATAGTATATCTGATAGACAAAAGATGATACATATTTACTTAAAAATACTAAATATTAGTAATAATAATTTGTTTTCTAATGTAGAAATAGTATCTTTGTTAAAGTCTAAGTTTGATTATGATGTGTCAATAAAAGATGTCCAGTTGTATTTTGAGCCAACAGTGTTTGAAGATGAGATTGATTTGAGATTGCAAATGAAACACTTAATGTAACAACTTAATGAACAACTTTAAAATAGATATAAAAACTTTAATAGATCTTCAACTTAGCTTTGAAGAGTATTTTGTTTTATACTCAATACATACAAATAATAAACAACTTATAACAAGTTATACTCACAACTGCAAAAAGATTAAAACTTATGTTTTTATAGATTTAGAATCTAACGGCTACATTAACATTGCAGACCGTTTGGATAATAATATTTACTTTGAGTTATTATCTCTTACTGACAAAGGCAAGTCGCTACTCGGTAACCGTATCCCTTCAGAGTCAGAACATAGTTTTGAGGAATTCAGAAAATTTTATCCTTCCATTGTTAAACAAGGGGTGGAAACCCGCCGTTTACATGGGAATCTTAAAAAGTGTAAGAGTGCCTATGAGAAGCTATTACTGGAAACAACGCATGAAATATTATGTAAATGTGCGCAATTATATCACAGGGAAAAGATTAGATCTAACTCTGTGATATATATGCAAAATTTAGAAACATGGCTTAATCAAGCAAATTATAAACAATATCTACAAGATATAAAACAGGTAGATTTAATAACTAATACGGAGAATAAGCAGAGTGAGGATATTTGATAATCTATATAATAAGATAGAATCTAATATAGAAAAGAAAGAATTAGGTGGTATAACTTCAATTGTACCACCTTTCCCTAGATTAGCTAAGAAATATCCTGGTTGGGTAAAAGGTACTTATTCAATAATAACTGCATCAAGCGGGATAAAAATAAATTTTAACTTGTACTTGCAGTATTAATAAAAAATCACTATATTAATAGTATATATTATACTATTATGAAAGTGCCTAAAATTTTATTTAAAAAGAAAATTCCACAAAGTGGGATTTATTGTATTGAAAACACAAAAAATGGAAAAATTTATATTGGAAGTTCTAAAAACATGTATCAAAGATTGCATGTCCATAGAATTTACTTAAATAATAAAGTTCATCAAAATCAAAAATTGCAAAATTCTTGGAACAAACATACTGAAAACAGTTTTATATGTTATTCTTTAGAAATGTGCAGTCATAATGATTTGACTAAAAAAGAACAATATTGGATTGATTTATTATCTCCTTGGTATAATATTACTTTAAAAGTTGAAAGAAACATACTTTCAGAAGAAAGTAAAATTAAAATTTCAGAAACTTTAAAAAGAAAATATAAATCAGGAGAAATTAAAGCTACAAGAACATCTGAAATAGATTGTTATGATTTAGAAGGAAACTTTATTAAATCATATAAAATGCTAAAAGATTGTTCAAAAGATTTAAATATTGCAACTAGTTCAATAACTAGAATTATAGCTGGTGAATATAAACAATGTAAAGGTTATCAATTCAAATACAAAAATGATAATAAAATTTTAGGAAAAGTTGAAATTGATATTGCAGGAAGAAGTAAAAGATCAGTCCCCTTAAAATCGGATAAATTGCTGGAAAACCCTGAAGAGGATAATCAGCAGCCTATCATTACTTTAAATGAGTAATGCTGGTTCAACGACTAGATATTGAAACTAAATTATGGAATATAAGCAGTTATTCTCTAAAGAACCTTGTTTGCATGTTACAATCGCAGGGAAAGCACCTAGATAAATTTAGAATATAATATATCCACGAACATCCGACATTTCATAAGTCTTTGAAATGATGATATAGTCTGAACTATAGATATAACAAAATGAAACTATAGATCTATAAGATAAAGAGCTTATAGGATAACAAAATGTGGTAAGACTAAAATAGCAAAGTTCTTTGCAGTAACATCTGTATATGAATTTGCTAAGGCTAATCCTAATATAAAAGTTAAAGTATTTTACTTTGCATTAGAAGAAAGTAAAGAAGTATTTTGGTTAAGTATGATAAGTAGTTTGTTATATACAAGATATAACATTTATTTATCACCTCAACACCTTTTATCATTAGGTGAATTTACTTTAGATAGAAACACACTTGAAAGAATTGAGTCTGTTAAAGAAGAAGTAAATGATATGGAGAAATATATTGATGTTGTAGATCATGTATTTAATCCGTATGGTATTTATAGATATGTAAGGGAATGGTTTCAGAATCCTGAAATTGGTAGTTTTAAGAAAATTGAAACTGAGAATGGTGTAATCAATGGTGAATTTGTATATAATGATGACGATCAATATGTATTTGTAGTAACTGATCACGTATCATTATTAGTTCCAGATACTAACGGAAAGATTACTCAACAAAAGAACTTACATGAAGCTATGAGTTATTTCTCACAAGAGTATTGCCTTAAACAAATGTGTAAAAGATTGAAATGTGTTGTTATTAATATACAACAACAAAGTGCTGAGAAGGAGAAACAGGAGTTTTATAAAGGTCAATCTATTGAGAAGAAATTAGAGCCAAGCCTTGATGGTTTAGCTGATAATAAATTAACACAGAGGGATTGTGACCTTGTGTTAGGTCTATTTGCACCAACTAGATATGAATTAGATAGTTATAGGGGATTTAATATAAATAGATTGAAGGACAAGTACAGGTGTTTAATATTTCTAAAAGATCGTCATTATGGCTTAGCAAATAATTATGTAAATCTTTATTTTAATGGTGCTTCAAACATTATGAAAGAATTGCCACTTGCTAAAGATATGACGGAAAATGATTACTTAAATATTGAACAAAATAAATTTTAATAAATGACAGAAACAATTAAACTTCCTACTAAAAAAGTAGAAGCACAGAGAGTTAATCCAAAGAGATTAGTTATTTATTCTAAGCCTAAGACTGGTAAAACAACAGCTTTTGCAGGTTTAGATAATAATCTAATAATAGATTTGGAGAATGGCTCAGATTATGTAGATGCTTTAAAGGTTAAAGCAAATAGTATTGAGGATCTAAAAACAATAGGTACTCAACTTAAAGAGGCAAATTATCCTTATAAGTTTGTTACAATTGATACTGTAACTGTACTTGAGGATATAGTAAAGCCATATGCTTTAAGGTTATATAAAAGTACTCCAATAGGCAAGAATTTTGATGGGGATGATGTACTTAAACTACCTAATGGCGCTGGCTATATGTATCTTAGAGAAGCATTTTTCAAGATACTAGACTATATTGATAGCTTTGCACCTCACATCATACTATCTGGTCATATAAAAGATAAGCAGGTAGATGATAAAGGTGAGCTTGTAATGGCTGCAAATATAGATTTAACAGGTAAAATTAAATCTTTAATCTGTTCACAAGCAGACGCAATAGGTTATATGTTCAGGAAAGGCAATCAAACTATACTTAGTTTTAAAGCTACTGATGAAATAACTTGTGGCGCTCGTCCTGATCATTTAAAGAATCAGGAAGTATTGCTTGCAGAAGAAGTAAATGGTGTGTATACAGCATACTGGGATAAAATTTATAAATAATAAAATAATAATAACTAATAAATAATAATAATATGTTCAATTTAAACGAAGCAAACGAATCAACAGGAAGTTCAGTTAATTACCAAAAAGTAGGTATTTATGACAATGTAAAAGTAACTGAAGTAATTTTAGCTAAAACTGGTCTTAATCAAGTTCCTTATATGGAGTTAAAAACTGTTGGTGAGGATGGTGCAGTTGGTAAAAGTAATAAAATGTTCTTATCTACAGATGTTAAGCCTGGTAAACAAACCTCAGCTTGGGCTATTACTGCTCGTAACATCTTAGATTTAATTGTAAATACTCACAATATTACTCGTGATGAGGCTAAGGCTATTCAGTTAGTTAACCCTGCTGAAACTAATCCTGAGAAGGCACAAGCTGACTTAGTTAATAAAGTTGCATCTTTGTTAGTAGGTAAGCCTTTCCGTGCTAAATTCCGTGGTGAAGAAGGTACTAAGCCAGGTGTTATTTGGGTATCATTAGATTTAACTGAGTCAATGAATGTGCCTAAAGATCAATCTATGTTAAGATTTGATCCAGCACGTGATATTAAAAAGTTAATTGTACCTACTGCTACTGCAGCTACTACAACTAACGATTTACCATTCTAAATCAATTTAATTAAGTATTAGGGGCATTAATATTGTCCCTAGTACTTTTATAAATATGTATAATTTACAAGAAGAACATAGTAATATAAGTTTAGATGATATATTCTCCAGATTATCAGAATATGAATTATGGAGTTATTATTGCCCTAATTTTACAAAATTAGATAAATCTTTTTTATCAGAACTTTACGATGATAAAAACCCTTCTTGTAGAATATTTATAGGTAATAACAATAGATTGCAATACAAAGATTTTGGCACAGGTGATACTTATACAATACTGGATTATATACAAAGGAAATACAACTGTAACTTCAAAGAGTGCTTAAATATAATAGCAAATGATTTTAGTTTAAAGAAAACAGGTATTACTTTGAATAAAACAGTTAAAACATTTAATGTTGAAGAAAAGTTATTAATCAGGCCTAAATCAAGGATTGAAATATTATCACAACCTTTTAATATAACAGATTTTAATTACTGGAATCAATATAAAATACCATTTGATTTGTTAAATGAATATAATGTATTTTCATGCAAACATGTTTATTTATACAAAGGAGATGATATGACTGTATTTACTTATACAAAACAACGACCTATATACGCTTATAGGTTTTGTAGTAATAATGAATATAGTTATAAGATTTATATGCCTTATAATGATAAAAAATATAAATGGTTATTCTCTGGTGGTAGCTCAAAAGATATTGAAGGACTTGATCAGCTTTCATTAAATGGAGATACGCTTATATTGACTAAAAGCTTAAAGGATTGCATGGCTTATAGGTTGCTAGGTTATGATGCTATATCACTGCAAGGTGAGGCTAATAAACTAGAATATGACCTAGTAGATAAGTTACTTAAAAGGTTTGATAAGATTATTGTTAATTATGATAATGATGCAGAAGGTATAAAAGGCTCAGAAAGGTTTAAATCACAATATAATTTTGATTATTTCTTTATAGATGAATATAAAGATTTAAGTGATTATATGATGCATAAAAGCCTTAGTGAAGCTAAAGAAATGATTTCAAATAAATTAAAACAATTAAATGGCTAATAAAATTAAAGTAAGTTTTGAGATTGAAGATTCTTATAATATCCAAGGGTTTAGGAATTTTCTTAAATATATACAATCTGATGATAAGTTTGAGTTATACATTATATCAAATGATGATGATTCAGCACTTATAACAAAAGTTGGACAGAATTTAGGATTAGATCCATCTAAGGTAATTATATGCAACTTTACTCAAGATAAAATACAAGCTATTATTGATAATAATATTAATATTCATTTAGATAATTTACAAAGTACTATAATGCTTGTACAAGAAACTACAAGTGCTTATGGTATATTAGTAACAAAGAATCTAAATAAATATTATTTAGAACCAGACTATGTTATTGTATTTAACAGAGTCGTTGAGGAAATAGAAAGTAATGCGCCGTAAAGTAAAAAAAACAAGCTTTTCAGGTGCTTCTGAAAACAAGAAGATACGTAATGCTAAGAAATTAGAAATAAATGGTTTAAAGTTTAGATCTAAGCTTGAGGCATTTACCTATCAGAAACTTGTAGAAAATGGTATTACAGACTTTAAATATGAAGCTGATAAGTTTGTATTACAGGAAGCATTTGAGTATAATAACGAGTCTTATGAAGCTTATGAGAGGAAAGAAGGGAAACAATATGTAAAGAATTTCTCAGATGTTGATCATAAGATTAGAAGCTTAACGTATTTACCTGATTTTACAAGAATAAATCCAGCTACTAAAACTGGTTGGATATTAGAGGTAAAAGGTTACAATAATGATGCGTTTCCAATTAAATGGAAATTATTCAAAAAGTACTTACAGGATAACAATTACAACGTCACTCTATACAAGCCTAATACGCAAGGAAACGTTATTAAGTGTGTAGAATTGATTAAATCTAGATATTATAGTTAATGAGATACATATTACTATTTTCAGTTGCTTTAATAACGTCATGCATGACTGTTAAGCAAGAAAAGTTCTCTTATAAGGCCTTAGAAAAAGAATTACAGTTACTAGGTATTAAGCACCCAAAAATTGTACTTGCTCAAGCAAAATTAGAAACTGGTAATTTTAAATCAAACTACTTTAAGAAAAGAAATAATCTTTTTGGATTTAGAGATGGTAAAGGTTATTTACGCTTTAAATCGTGGCAAGATTGCTGTAAGTATTATAAGAGATGGCAAAGAAAAAGATATAAAGGTGGTAACTACTATCATTTCCTTAAACAAGTAGGTTATGCAGTAGATCCACTTTATATAAAAAAACTAAAAAAATGTTTAAAGTAAGCAGTGATAAATTAATACGTATTGTTAAAGCTCTAGAAGCTTCAAATAACGCTATTAATATACTTGAAAGAGCCAATAAGAATCACATACTATTTAGTAATGTGAAAAATGAAATAACTAATTTAGCAGAGGAAATAACCTCTCAATATGGGCTTAAAGAGTTCAATGACTTTAAAGATAATGGAGAGTCAGAAGGATAAAATAGCCGTATGGGATGCTGATTTTATACCATTCTATGTTTGCTATAATAAGAAGGATGAGCCTATTAAATCACTTGAAGAATGTAAAGCATTGTGTGACAGCATGATAGATACTATTAATATATCTACTAGATGTGATTATTACACAGGTTATTTAACAGTTGGAAAGTGCTTTAGATATGAGGTAAATCCTTCTTATAAAGCTAATAGAAAGTATGGAGAAACTCCACCATTCATTGCTGAAATTAAAGATCATTTAAAAACTAATCACAATTTTTTATTTGATACAAGATATGAAGCAGATGATTTAGTTTTATCATTTAAAGCTCAAAATCCTCAATATGAATGCGTTATTATATCTCCTGATAAAGATGTATTAAACTTGTATGAAGGTGGCTACAACCCACGTTTAAATCAATTTAAGTATACATCTAAAGAAGAGGCTGAGAAGTTTTTTTGGGGAAGTATGATAATAGGTGACAGAGTTGATGGGATTCCAGGAATTCCCGGCATGGGTAAAAAAGCAGTTGAAAAATTATTTGATAGGCCAAATATAACATCATATATGGCTATTGTTCAAGAAGAATACTGTAAGGTATTTGGAGAATATGAAGGAATAAAAGAGTTTACAAGGAATTATTTAAGTTTAAAGTTAGTTGACAATGTGAAATTAGAAGAAGTGAAACTTAATAAAATAGATAAACTACTTTGTGAATAAACGGCAAAAAATAGAAGGAACTAAATTAAATAAATGTGTAAGATTAGTCTTACCAATGTGTGATATAAACTTTAGTATTTTACCTAAAAACTTTACTAATGGTTATATATCAGATAATAATAAAGCAATTATAGTATTTGATAAAAAATATATTTTACCTGAAACAGACAACTTTGAAATCTTTTTATTACATTTGTGTGAAAATAAGAATTTTAAGCTTAAAACTGAAGATGAAGATGAAATAGTTGTTTACTTTAATATACCAAGTATATGGCTTGATGACCTCAAACTATTTAAAATTGGTGCTTATAGTAAATTTTCAAATGATTATAAGAAAAAATTAGTACAATATTTTGGCAATAGGTCTATAAAAGATACGTATCATGCAAATGTATACAATGCTATATATCCTCAAGATTTTAAGAGGAAACAGATTGCTGAAAGACTTAGTACTAAAAATAGTATAGTAGATTACAGAGATATAGTTGAAGTACTGGAAGTGCCTGATTTGTTTAAAGAAACATTTAGGCCAATAACACAATTACAAGAAACAAATATAAATAATATATGACAAAAGATAAGGAAGTATTAAGTAAGATTACGATCTTCAACAAGTATGCTAAGTTCATACCTGAATTAAATCGTAGAGAAACATGGGAAGAGTTATGCACAAGATATCAAGATATGATGATAAGTAAATATCCATCATTACAAAATGATATTAAAGCTAACATGAAATACATTTATGATAAGAAAGTTTTACCATCAATGCGTGCATTACAATTTGCAGGTAAAGCTATATCAAAGAATGAAAGTCGTATATATAATTGTGCTTATTTGCCTGTAGATGATTACAGGGCATTTTCAGAAACTATGTTTTTATTATTAGGTGGTACTGGCGTGGGTTATTCCGTGCAGTACCATCATGTTGAAAAACTAAATGAGATTCACAAGCCTACAAAACTACGTAAATATGTAGTATCTGATAGTCTTGAAGGTTGGGCAGATGCAATTAAAGTGCTTATGAAAGCATATATTGGTGGTTCTAGTTACAAGCCTAAATTTAACTTCAGTGACATCCGTCATAAGGGAGTTAGATTAGTAACTGCAGGTGGTAAAGCACCAGGGCCTAGACCTTTAATGGAATGCATTGCTAAGATTGAAGGACTATTAGAATCTAAAGAAAATGGTAGTAAATTAAAGCCTATTGAGTGTCATGATATTCAATGCTATATTGCAAATGCAGTATTATCAGGTGGTATAAGAAGATCAGCAATGATTAGCTTATTTTCATTTGATGATGATGAAATGCTTAAATGCAAATATGGTAATTGGTGGGAACTTAATGAGCAAAGAGGACGTAATTAATTTGTGCGCCCTAAAATATGGTGAATTGCTGGAAACCCCTTAGAGTCTTAACTACCAAAGAGTAAAAATGTTAAGAATTGGGCAATCAGCAGCCAAGTCTATTAAATAATAGAAAGGTTCAACGACTATCCGCAAGGAGTACAATCGAGTGATTGGAAGCGCCATACACTATAAATTTATAGTGAAGATATAGTCTAATCTTAATGGAAACATTAAGCAGTTGTTAAAATAGCTTAAATTTTATATTAGCTCTTGCACTATATTCATTTATTTATTATATTTATAATATGTACAATTCTTTTATAAATAAATATAAAAATCAAATAATTAAAGATGATTATTTTGAAATGCATCATATAAAACCTAGATATTTAGGTGGATGTAATAGTGAAGAAAATTTAATTAAATTAACTTATAGACAGCATATTTTAGCTCATTTATTATTGTGGAGAAAATATAAAAATCCAGAAGATATGTGTGCTTATAGATTAATGAAAGGTTTATCTAAAGATAGAAAATCTGAAATATGCAAAATGATTGGAGAAAAAAATAAAATATCTGGTCATATCTATAAGTTAGGATTAAAAAACAAAGAAACTAATTGGATAAATAAAATTAAAACTAAAGAAAGTTTATCAAAAGGTGGAAAAATTGCTGGAAAAATAGCAAAAGAAACTGGTCAGATAAATAAAATTAAAACTAATAATTCTTGTAAAAAAGGTGGAATTACTCAAGGAAACAAAGCTAAAGAATTAGGTCAAATACAACAGATAGCCAAATATAAAGGTAAATATGTTTTAATAATGCCTGATGGTAAAGAATTTTTACATGCTTTTCAAGCTTCAGAATACATGAATGTTGATTCAAACACAATTAGTCAAAGATGTTATTCAGGAGCGTTAGGGTACAAAAGAAGATTAAAAAAACAAGAAGAATATGGTATGTATGGAGTTTTAACAACGGAGTAGAAATTAACGAGTCTACTTGAATAAAAAAAAGGCAAATAATTCAGCTGTAATAGTACGTAATAGAATTAAAAAAGAAGAATTTGATGAAGTTTGGGAAAAAATTGAATTATCTAATTCAGGAGAACCTGGATTATATTTTACTAATAACAGTGATTGGGGCACTAATCCTTGTTGTGAAATTGCACTAAGGCCATTTCAATTTTGTAATCTCTAAACAAACATGGAGATTTAAAACGTGGAGAATTGCTGGAAAATCTAAACGTAAAGGCGTAGACAATCAGCAGCCGAGCCTACAGTCTGTAGGAAGGTTCAACGACTATCCTGAAAAGGAGTACACTTAAGTAAGTGGAAGCACCACGCACTAGAAATAGTGATGATATAGTCTGAACTTATAAGAAATTATAAGATGAGTAAACTTTAACAAATATTTAACATGTAAAATTTTCAAATATAGATTTAATTTTGTAAATTAATATTATTACAAAACTAAACATTATGGAAGATTTTAAAATAAACAGGGAAGGTAATTTAATTTCACAAACTCACAGAGAATGTACTAATAAAAATTGTAAAAAAATTTTTAAAAAAACATCAAAAACTGTTACTTTATGTAATGAATGTAATTCAAATAGAGTAAAAGGGCGTGATAAAAAAACTAAAATGCTTAATGGTGCTAAAAATAGAGCTAAAATTAAAAATTTAGACTTTAATATAGACTTAAGTGATATAATTATCCCTGAATATTGTCCAGTTTTAAAAATAAAATTAAATGTTCACAAAGGAATATCAGGAGGTAAAAAAGATTCTCCTGCTTTAGATAGAATAAATAATAATATTGGATATGTTAAAGGAAATGTTAGAGTTATTAGTCATTTAGCAAATATGATGAAAAGTCATGCAAACAATGAAGAATTATTGCTTTTTGCAAAATGGATTAATAATACTCTGGCTGAGAATAACGAACTCAGTTGAACAATTTGGTGAAATTAATGTAAGTGATATTGCATCTCAACAAGACTTAAATGAAAGAGCTTCTGTAGCATCATTCTTTGGTACTTTACAAGCAGGATTTACTGATTTCCATTACTTACGTCCAATATGGAGAAAAACTACTGAGAAAGATGCTTTAATTGGGGCTGGAATGACAGGTATAGCTTCAGGTGAAGTTTTGAAATATAATCTAGCTGAAGCTGCTGAGGTTGTTAAGTTTATTAATGAACAAGTAGCTGCTAAGATTGGTATTAATAAAGCTGCACGTACTACAACTATTAAACCATCAGGTACAACTAGTTGTGTATTAGGTACATCAAGCGGTATTCATGCATGGCATAATGATTATTATATTCGCCGTATAAGAATAATGAAGAATGATCCTTTATATTCTTATCTAATAAAAGAACTACCTGAACTTATTGAAGATGATAAATTACAGTTTAATACTGCAGTATTATCTATTCCTCAAAAAGCTCCAGAAGGTTCTATTGTTAGGACTGAAAGTGCAATACAATTACTTGGTAGAATTAAGTATTTTAATATGAAATGGGTTAGAGAAGGTCATCGTAAGGGTGATAATACTAACAATGTATCAGCAACTGTTTCAATTAGAAATGAAGTTATACCTGGTATGAGAATTGAAAATGGTGTAGAGATACGTGATGAACTTAGAGAATGGGATGCTGTTAGAGAATGGATGTGGGATCATAAACACACATTTAATGGCTTATCAGTATTACCATATGATAATGGTTCATATGTACAAGCACCATTTACAGATTGTACTGAAGAAGAATATAATAAGTTGTATGCTTTAATCAAAGATATTGACTTAAGTAAAGTAATTGAAGAAGATGATAATACAACTCATTCTCAAGAAGCTGCTTGTGCAGGTGGAGAATGTGCTGTTTAATAATTTAAATTATGAATAACAAAAATTATATTGTAGAAGAAAGTTTTGATGTAAATGATTCTAGAGTATTTGAAACTGGTGCAAAACGGGACTCAAATTACGCTAAGCCTTTTATTCATAACTTACAAGGTTATACAAGATTAAGATTTGGTTATCATACTAATTTAGGTGCTAGAAAATATGGTGATGGGAATTTCCTTAAAGGGATTCCCACTCCTGTAGCACTTGAGTCATTAGACAGGCATTTAGCACTATATTTAGTAGGTGATAGGTCAGAAGATCATTTATCTGCAATAATATTTAATGCACAATTATGTATGTTAAATGAAAGAGATGAGGGTATGCAATCAGATCATTTTTATAAAATAAACAGTAATAAATGAATAAAGTAAATAAAAAAGAAGATGCAATTTATACTTGGTTAAATGAACGTAAAGGTTATTTAAAGAAAGGTATAATGGCTGGTTTTAACATCTATAGAAGTACTGTAGATAAAACTGCAAGTTTTATTGATTACAACGATGCTTTAAGGCGTTTAAGACTTGAAAATGAAGATCATTATAAGTCTAAACCTAAACCATCTAAACCTGTTAAAATAACAACTTACAAACCTATTAGATCTAGTAGTTCTAGTAATAAACAAAATACTTTGGCTATATCTGATATGCATGAACCATTCTGTAAAGAAGGTTACATGGAGCATTGTATGGAAATAGCTAAGAAGTATGAATGTACTAGAGTAGTATTAATAGGTGACGAAGTAGATTTATGTGGCATAGGTCAATGGGAAAAAGATCCTGACGGATTTAGTGCAGGTTCAGAAGCTGCTATGGCTCATGAAAAGATGAAGTTATGGTATAAAGCATTTCCTGAAGCTTATGTATGCATAGGTAATCATACTGCAAGACCTTTTAGAATGGCTAGAACAAGTGGTATTCCTAAAAAGTTTATAAAGTCTTATGAAGAAGCTTGGGAAGCTCCTAGTACATGGAAATGGGCTGAACATTGGGAATTTGATGGTGTATTATATACACATGGTACAGGTTTTAGTGGTGCTAATGCAGCTATTAGAATAGCTACAAGGCATCGTCAAAATACTGTAATAGGTCATATCCATAGTGAGGCTGGTATTCAATACTCTGCAAGTAAGATAGATTTAGTATGGGGTATGCAATTAGGTGGCGCATTGGATGATAGTTCATATGCAGCTTATTATGCAAAAGATCAACTTAAAAAATCTATTGTAGGTTGTGGTGTAGTATTAGAAGGTAGATTACCAATTTATGAACCAATGAAATTATAATTTTAAATTAATAAACAACAAAGTAAAATGAAAAGAACAGTAACATCAAGAAGAAGTACTAGTACTAAAAGTAAACCTGCTAAAAAAGTGGCTACTAAAAAATCAACCAAAAAGGTTGCAACTAAAAGTCCTGCTAAGAAATCAACTGCTAAAAAAGTAGTTAAAAAGGCTGTAAAAACTACTAATAAAGTTACAACAACTCCTAGAACTACTAGAGTTAAAAGAACTAGTAGTATTGAAAAGACTCCATCTAATACATTTCGTGTAAGAAAAGTTATTAATGGTAAACGTCACAACATTTCATTTAAAACACGTAAGGATGCAGTAGCATATCTTAACATGTTAAATGGATAGGTAAAAAGTAACCCCATAAGCAATTAAGTTTATGGGGTTTTTTATTTAAACTAAATTTAATATTATTCCATAGCTTTACTAGTTCCTTGGTAAAGTCTTTCAATCTGAGTAAGAAATGGTATATTCTTTTCAGCAGCAACTCTAATTCTTAAATCACCTTTGTGTATACCAGTCTTGTAATAAGGATCACCAGTAATAGTTTTTTGTGTAGCTTGTACTAATTTAGCAGCATCAGTAATAATACTCATTGCAGGTATAGAACTTTGTGTAATCTTTTCAAATGCTAATGGACTAGTAAAGAATGCCATATCATTTTGAGTTCTAAGATTAATGTTTATAAGATAATTTAAAGCTTTTTTCTCATCGTCATCATCAGAATCTAAAGATTTTAATATTAATGTTAACATGTATAAATGTAAATATATTAACATTTCCATAGCATTTTTGCGCATATTAGCTTTGTCAACTTCAGATAAAGAATCTAAACTAGTTTTAAATGCACCGCCAAAGGTTAAAAAATTTGCCATCTGGCTTAATAATAACATAGGCCCTTGAACTAAACCTTGTTCTTTAAGAGTTATAAATCTACCTTTTCTAGATCTACCTAATAATAAATCTTCTTTTTCACCTTCAAATCTAGCAGCAAATCCTTCTGCTACCCAGTTTCTAAACATTGTAACAGCTCTACCTAATGTAACTTTTTTAATAGCAACAGGTGAACTTGGATCATAGTTACCATGTACAATTTTTTTAACTTGCTCTAATTTAATTTTAAAATCAGATTTTTCCTTTTCACTTTGCGGAGGGAATTCATCAGTTTTCCAATTACCTTCTTCATCATAAGCTTCCCACATAGATCTTTCATTACCTTGTAAATCTTTAATTTTTTTATTAAGAAGCATTGCAACAAATGTGCTACCCTGATTTAAATATTCAGCTCTTTTAGTTAATTCATAAGGTGATAATTTCTGTAAACCTTTTGCTACACCTGATTCAAATGCCGTAGAATTATAACCAGCTTGGTCAATTTCTCCTACAACATTAAAATTAACCATCATGTTGTTAATCTTTTTAGCAGTTTTAGTTTCTAAAGCATCTAATGAAGCAGATTTACCTACAGAATTTAACATTAATCTATAAGCTTTAAGATAATCACCTGCAGTATAATCTTCATTACCTGAAGCATGTATTAAGTTACTTATAAAACCTACTACAGTATTGTTTACAGGAGCAAATAAATTCCAACCCATACCTTTTAGTTGAGCAAATTGTATTACTTTATCCCAAACTTTTGAAGCTACTACGTTAGAACCTAATTCATCTATTTTAGCTTGTATTTCTTTTTTAGCATCTTCATCAGTAGTTTCAGCAAGTTGCTTTTCTAAATCAGCTTTAATAGCCTTTTCTTCAGTATTTAAAAGTTTTTTAGTTTTAGAAACACCTTCTTCAATTCTTCTTTTATTATACAATAATGCTTCAACAGCATAGTTATATTGAGCTCTATAGTTTTTTAATTTACCTTCTACAGATATAGCTTCATTACGAGCATTCATCTTAGGAGTTCCGTCAGGATTTAAAACAGCTTCCTTAGAATTATTAACTACTTGTTCTAATAATCTAATACTATCTTCAATTTCAGATTTATGCTTAAATGATAAAGCCATTATTGAAAATGCTTTAGTAATTCTAGCTAAATCATAAGATTTTTCATCAGCCTTAAGGTTTTTACCAACCATTGAAATTGGTAAAGTTTTAATAAGCTCACCTGTTTCAGGATCCCTTTCCTCATAACTAATACCTGATGGTGAACTTGTAGTTAATTCTGATATAATTTTATCATACCAACCATCTAAACCACCTTTAATTCCTTTATCAGAAAATAACTCAGCTATATTTTTACGTATCTCTGGTATATAATTGTATTGCAAATCTTCTACAGCACTATCTGGTAAATAATCACGTAATTCATTAAACTTATCTATAGTATATTTGTAGTAATCATATAATGCAGGATTATCTTGAATAACATCAAACTTTGCGTCATGCCAATTAGTTTTTTGACCATCAGGAGTAAACCTTCTAGGAACTTCAGAAGTATATTTATACCCTTTAGGGTTTATAAACTTTTCTCCTAACTTAATTTTTTTACCTTCATATACTCTTTCAGCATAAACAAATGGACTATTTGTTAATAACCATTCTTCCATCATAGCGTCTTTAGCACTTTGATCGGCTTCTAATGATGAAATATATTCTTTTTGAGCTTCTAAATCCTTTTTATATAGGTCAAATTTGGCTTGTAGGCGATCATAATACTCTTGATAACCCTTTTCCCCTAATTGTAATTTTAAATCGTTTATATGAGCTGTAATATCTTCTTCAGAGAATTCTTTACCACCATCTAACTCTTTATACTCATTATAAAATAACTTTCTTAAATCAAATAATATATTATTTTCTTTTTTCCATTTAAAAAAATCTTCCCAATTACCTGTTTTTTTAGCATCATCCCTTCTTTTACCAGACTCTTTATAAAATACATCAGAAAATCTACTGGTCATCATACCAGTTTTTTTACCATCTTTATCTTCTTGTGCAAATATATCAAAGCCTTTTTGCTTATATTCAACAGTTTTTTTAACTGCATCCATTAAAGCATCAACCTCTTTAACAGTTTTAATAACTTCCTGTTCAGTTTTAAAATTAGCTTCTTTAATAATCTTAGATGTTACTTGAAATATAACATCATTAGTCATACTAATATCTCTTAAATTAGCTTGAAGAATATCAATTTCTTTTTTAGCACCAAATATTTGTTCCTTAGTAGGCGTTACACCTTGTTTAAGGAATATATTCATTACAGTATTTTCAAATACTTTAGTATACTTTAAACTTAATTCTTTAGCTCTTAATTCAATATTATTAACTGCCTGAACATTTAAACTATATTGACCATCAGTTCTTTCTAAATCATTTGCATCAAATATAGTGCCTACTACATTATTCCATTGATGTAATATTTTATTTGCATAGAATAAATCTGAAGTTGAAATTTCATCCTTATTAAGGATTTTCTCAACATCATCCATGTCACTATTACCAAATGACACAACATTTGCTAATTTATCTTCAGCTATTAATTCAGCTTCACGTTCTTCAAGAGTTTTAATCTTTGCACTTATTTCAGCAAATTTAGTTCTATCAGATTTATTAGCATTTAAGTTACGTTTTAATGTAGATATCCTATCAGTTATTTTATTAATTTCATTTTGAAATCTATTAACTTTAGGTAATGTAGCTGGTGAATAATCAACTTCAGTTATTTCATCGCCATTAATTCTCTTATATTCCTCAATAAGCTCTTTAGGAATGTTCCAACTTATTTCAGTATAATATGTAGAAATGTTTTTATCTATATAAGCAACAGTTCCAAATTTATCTGACATAAATTCTTCATTAATCCTATCTACAAGTTTCTGTCCCCAATTATTAGTTTTAGGTTTATCATCTAATTGAGGGTTATTCTTGTTAACCATTAAAAAGGTTTTATTTGGGGCAGTTTTTAAATAACGAGCAGAAGTCCTTTGATTATATTCAGGCTCAACATATCCAATATTAGGCACATCTGTAGGGTTAAATCCTACAATCTTAGCAATTCTTTTAATTATTTCTCTTCTATAATGTTGTTCGCAATCCATTTAGCAAGGTTTTAATTCGTATAGATTTTTAATTTTACTCTTCTTTCTAGTTACAGGCATTAAGTCAGTGTCAGTTGGTTCATTTGTTACAGTACCAAATATATCATCTTCAGTAGTTAAACCTTTAGCAGGTCTATTGTTATCAGTTTTATCAGATAATACATAAGCATTTTGTGTAGGTCTACTAAATGCAACATATTTTAATTTATTTCTTTCAGAAGCATTACTATTTTTATCTATGTTATTTTCATTAACTAATACATTAGTATAAGTGCTTCCTTGAGATTTATGAACTGTTATAGCATATCCGTAGTCTAAATCTTTTTTAACTATTAACTGTCCACCTGGCCCATATAAGTTTTCAAGCAATAGGTATTTATTTTTAAATGCAAAATAACTAGGCCATAATTTTCTATTCTGTTTTGCAGCATTTAATTTCTGATTAAATATTTGAACAAATTTAACATAATTATTTGTATTTGGAAGCAAAATATTTACACTTAATGGATTTCCTGGTTCATCTATTAAATCTAATTCAGCAGATATAACATCTAAACCATCAGAAGTAGTTTTATTTGATGTTTGAACAACTACGTAATCAGCACTATTTTCAATAGCTTCATAAGGGCCAAGCTGAATTGTATTGTAAGCCATTAATAAATCTCCTTGCAATACAGGCTCTGTAGGATTATCAAATAAACTATTTCTTATTATGCCATTCCAATATTTTACATCATCATTAGTCCATGTTAATATCTTAACAAAATCTTTATCTTTTTTATATTCTTCAGAATTATAAAGTTCAATAGCTTTTTTCTCAAATTCTTTATATTTTTCAGTAAAAACAATACCTTCGTTTTTATTATTAATAGATGTAGTGTGGATAAATCTATCTATTAAAGAAGTTAAATTATTTCTTATAGAATCATATATTAGCATTAAAGGATTATCACCTTTTTGACGCTCAACTTTAGTTAATTCAGATTTATTAGGCAAAGAAAATACTTGACTTATTTGCTCTCCAACTGGAGGTAATTGAGCAGCATCACCCATAAATAATATTTTAGTACCTGCTTTTTCAGCTTCTTTAAGCAACAAATTAAACAAGTCTTTGTTTAGCATTGAAGCTTCATCAATAATAATTAAACCATACCTGTTTATTTCTTTTTCTCCTTTAGGATCAAATTGAGGTCTATTAATATCAAAGTTATCTAAATCAGTGTTAGGCATTAAACCTAATAGTTTCTGAATAGTATAACCAGTTTTTTTAGTAGATTTTTGTATAACTTTTTTAGCTTTATGAGTAGGCGCAGATACAGCAACTCTACCTTTATACTTATCAAGTATAGATTTAACTAAAGTAGTTTTACCTGTTCCTGCAAAACCTGACAATGTATAAAATAAATCATCACCTTTTAACCATTCATTAATATTATTAATAGCACTTACTTGTTGATCATTAAAAGTAATTACTCTACCATCAGGTAATTTGTACTGATTAGATTCAACAACTTCTGAAAATGGCGTTGAAATATTTTTAGTAGGATCTTTAGCTTCAGCAAACTTATTTATTTGTTGAGGATCAACATCTCTGTTAGTATTAAATGCTGATAATAATAAAGCTTTTCTTTCAGGTTTACCTTTGTAATCAACTACATCAATACCTGTTGAACCATCTTCACTTAATATTACTTTATAAGGTGCTCCAAAGTATTTATAATCAGCAGTTTTTTGCTCAACTTTAGGTGTAATTTTTACATCTTTAAAATCTTGAGTTGTATAACTTACTATTTTAGTATTAGCTTCTCCATGCGCATATTTAAATATGTCATTATTTCTTTGTAAAACACTAACATTATCAGAATAATCATAAGATATTGAGTAAAGATTTATTATTGTTTTATTTTTAGTGTCAACTAAATATTTACCAGGTTTAAACCCTCCTCTTTTATAATCATATGCACTTCCAGCATCTAAAACATATCTTTCTAATATATAGAATCTTTCAGAGCCTTTAAATATTTCATCTAAACTATATCCAATTGATTTAGATAATAGTTTTTCAGAAGCAGCATTTTTATGTAAATCATAATTACCATGAGTTGTAACTAGAGTTTTAGTTGGTGCATTTTTAATTACTTCATTAAATGCATCTTTAACAGTAAAATCTTTTTGTTCAGTAACAGGAGCAGAAGGTTGAGTAGTAGGTTTATTAGTTGCTTTAAAAGTATTAGCATATACATCTCTAATAGCTTGTTTAGCAGCTTCTTCAATCTCTTTTCCTTTATATTGTTCTCTTGGCACCCATTTACCTTCCTTTTGTACATTATAAGATTCAATATCTCTTGAACCTACGCCAGCAAAATTTTTAGTAAGAGTTGGAGTTTCAATCTCTTTCCAGCCATTATAATCCCATTTATGTTTAGTTGAATCATAACCTGTTTTAAGAAACTCAGTATCTTGTGTATACCATTTTTTTGTATCTAAATCAAATACATATACAGGTTTACCCATCTTTATTCCTAATTTAACAGCCGTATTAGTTCCACCCATAACTTCAGGTCTTGTAGTAGGACTGATTTCAGCTATAGCAAATACAGCATCAGCATTAGCTACTTGGTAATAATTTCTTACTTGAAGATTTCCTTGTAAAGTATCAGGATATTTTTCTCCAAGCAGTCTTTCTACCTCTAATCTAGCCTTGTCCATTTGTTCTTTAGTAAGAATAGTAGCTTTTACACCTGCATTTCTAAGTTTTTGAGATAAATTAGCATTGCCAGCATCTTTATAATGCATATGATTAGTAACACCAAATTCTCTACCTATTAAATCCCAAAAAGTATCTCCGCCATAAGCTCCACCAGAATGATTCGTGTAACTTAAAGGATTATTGTCAATAGTGCTTTCAGATAATTCCTCAGCATATTGAGGATTAGTTAAGTTAATTAACTCTACTATATTAGATACAGCATTTGATAATACTGAATTTTCTTTAACAGGAAATCCTACTGAAGCTAATAATTTGTTAACTAACTCAACAAATCTATCAAGTATTGTTTTATTGCTATCAAATGGAATATCATTAAGTATTTTTTGGAATTCCATATCAGTCATAGCCATTGTAAAGAATTCTGAAAACTTATAAGCTCCATAATTCTTGCTTACTTGAATTTCATCAACGTGTTTTTTAGACTCATATGTTTTAACAAATTCATCATATTGAGCTTGCCACTTAGGATTACTTTTAATTTTAGCAACTAAAGTATTTTGCATTGTTTTTAATGAATTGCAAATTCTTATTTGCTCATCAGTTAACTCACCTTTATTACCAGTTTCTAAATACTTTTCATAATCTTTAGCAATATAACCTGTTAAATGATGTACTAACTCGTGTAACAATGTTCTTTCAAAATCTTCGTCAGATCTAGTATTAGCTTCATTAATAACAACTGTACCTTCTTTAGTTTTTCTATCATAAGCATAAAATCCTTTAACGTTTGGATCATTACTTATAGCAATGTTAACTTTAGGACTATTTTTTAAAGCCTTTCTTATTTCAGGCGCTAATGCTTTATGTAGTAAATTTGTAGATGTTTTAGATATAATGTCTAATGCATTATCAATGTTTACTATATTATACTTAATAACTCTTCTAGTATCTGATAAATTATTAGCTACACCAGGCATTTCTTTTTCAACAACATCTCTAGTATCAGTTTTAACAGGTTGTTTAGGTAAAGGCTTATTAGCTTTATTCTCATAAACTAATGAATCAACGTTAAATTCACCTTGTGTATATTCTGAATAACCAAATGAACCTAATGTATCTATTAACACATATTTACCATTTCCAGTATATTGATAAAGTTTAAAATCTAAATTAACAAACTCTGGTAATACTTCTAAAAACTCATTAGTTTCAGGCATAACTCTACCAACTAGTATATCACTAGCAAGTTTATTTGTTGTTGTAAATTCAGTAATAGTTTTATTAAAATCACGCTTAATTGACTTAGGATCAATTTGTGAAAGATCATCTTTTAACTTAATAGCTTCACCAGGATTATGTTGTATATATTGTTTAACAAAGTTAGATACTTCATAGTAATTAGATTTTTGATTTAAATCAAGTATACCTAATAATTCTGGATCCTCAAAATTTAAGTTTCTTAAGTTCTCATCAAAACCTATTGCTCTTAAATATGAATTAGGTATATACTTACCAAACTGAATAGCTTGTTGTATACCGCCTGATATGTAAAAATAAGTAATCATGTTCTGAGCTAACTCAGTAGTTGCTTCATTACCTATTAAATCAATAAATCCTTGGTAAACATTTAATTCATCAAAATTCTCTGCAGCTCCTGCATTGTATTTAATTAATGAAGGTTTATTACCAGTTGGATCTATATCAACCATTAAACGTGTTATAAATGGATTTTTAGAGGTCTTTTGTAATTCCTTAACTTGTGACGCTAAAGATTTATTACCAGCTCTATCAAAGAATAACTTTTCACGTAATGACCTAACATTTTCATTATCTAAACCTAAACTTTGCTTAGAATAAACAAATGATTTAATACCATTAAATATCTTTAATCTTTTTTCATTAGTCAATACTTTTTTACCAAGTACTGATTGTAGCTCATTAAATACTTGTGATATCTTACCATAAGGAAATAAATGATACCATAGACTATTGTTTAATCTTAATGCATCATCTGTTGCAAAACCATTAATAGTATTATCTAATAAGTTTTCAACATTAGCAATGTATTTGTTATCAAATAACTCATTAACCTTTTCTTCCTTGTAGTTAGACTCAATTAATGATGGAGATATACCAGCACTATCAGTATTAATAGTTAACTGAATATTACTAATTTCTTTACCTATTTCCCTTGCTTTATTAAACTTAACTAAAGCTCTAATCTGTGTTTTATAATAGTTAGGATCTTTTTCACCCATCTCAATACTACTCCACATTTCTTCCTTAGTTAAAGGGTAGTCAGGATCCATTAAAGATGCTGCAAGAAAAGAGTCTATATTACCTTCAGTAGCATATTTGTTTATTAACTTAGTAATAATAGTTTGTTCAGGGTTAGATATAAACTCATCATTTACAGAGTCTTGTGACCTAGCCATTTCATTAGCATAGTCAAATATTGCATCTTGTGAAGTTAATGGTGCTATAAATGATTCATCAAATCCTACTGCAGCTAATGCTCTTTCAGCATCAAATGTATAATTATTAGAGTTAATCTTTTCTAAGATTTGTTCCTTTTCATTATCTACAGCAGCTGACTGATAAGCAGAAACAGTATTGATTTTAGGTTTATTATTTATACCATCTTTTTCAGATATATTATTAAGTTCAATTGCTTTACCTGATTCGTCACCAAATACTAAGTTAATTTTAGTTTCTATAGGATTAAAACCACCTGAAACAGTTCTTAAATATAAATCTTTGCCTTGTGATATTGCAGTAAATACAGAGTCTAATGATTTAACACCAGTACCTGATTTGCCTGCACGAGCCTTTAAATACTTTTCTTTTTGATAAGTATCATTTAACTTAGTAGCTTTAAATTTAGATTCTAATCTTTTACTTCTATATGAATCAACTTTATTAGCTATACTTGGTAGTTCACCAAATCCTAAAGGATTAACTATGTTAGTAAATAAATTAGGATTTGACATTACAGATATATGAACATCTAATAATTCATTTTGTAATTTCTTTTTAGCTGATGAATCATCTCTTACAAGTTTACCATTTTCAATTTTAGCATTGTACATGTAAGTATATAACTTATCCACGTCAAAGTCACTACCCATTTGTTTAGTAAAATCTTTAGGCGCTATAACTAAATCTCCCATATAACTTGGTAAAAACCCTACTACTTCTACGTAACTCATAGAACTATGTAACTGTGTAGGTATACGGAAACCAAATCCTGTTAATAATTTTGGATCTATTTTAGAAAGATCTAAGTATCCATCTCTAGTCATAAATCTTTGTAGATTTACAGGATTACCTTCTTGATCTTTTAACTTATTAGTAATTAATATTTGAGCAGGCAATACTTTGCCTGTTTTTTTGTCTATTCTCATAGGCAATAAACCTGTTTCAGGGTTATAAGACTTAGTATAAATAATATCTTTACTCTTGCCTCTAAATCCTTCTTCAGAACCTAATACAAATGAATTACCACGTAATTTTTGTTTACGCACCTTATTATCAACTAATGAACTTAATAAAGCTTCAATCTTATTTGCAGATGTACTAGCCCATAAAGGCATTGCAAATTGATCTATTATTTCATTAACTTTTACTAACCTTAAAGCATCAATATCATTTTGTGGCCATCCTCTACCTTTAGCTTCTTCAATAAGTAATTTTTGTACTTTTACAAGGTTTAAATTACCACTATCATCAGTTATTTCTTTTAATAAAGCTCTTTTACCATTTGCAAATAATTGCTTGTTTAAAGCGTTGTATTCATCTTGTAATTGTTTACCATTAATAGTTTCACCATTATAGTTAAAACCTTCCATATCTAATATGTTGGCAAATAATAATTTAGCTTCTTGTGAACCTCTATTTACAGAATCTTTTTCAGCATCAAAAGGTACATCTTGTTGTATTCTAAAACCACTTCTATCTAATAACATCTTATTATCAAATACTAGATTGGATTTAATAGTACCGTCTTGATTAAATATATCTATAAATTCTTTAGGGCCACCTACTTTAGTAGCTGTTTTAAATGCTAATCTATCAACGCCATTCTTAATCATAGCATCTCTTAGCTTATCCATTTCAGGTGTTAATCCTTTAACTAAAGGAAATGAAGATGATTTAATGTATATCTTCCTGTTGACATCCATTGATGGTTCTAATTGCGTATTAACATAAACAGGTTTGATAGGTTGAAATATATCAACAAAGTCATATTTATTTAAAGTACCCTTTTCTTCCCTTTCAAGTAACTCTTTAACTTTTTCAGGACTTATTTTACCAGATTTTTCTAGTACATATAAATGCTCAGCAAGTATAGTAAGTTCTTGAGCGTCAGTACCTTCAATATCATAATAAGGATAAGAATCTAAAGCTTCTTTTTCTTTTTTACTTAATTTATTAAATTCTTCTACTGATAAACCATCCAACATTTTTAATAGTTGTGGAAAATTCATTGAAACACTTAATGCGCCACTTGCATCTTTAGCAAACGCAACAGTAAATTTATTATTTTTTGAATCAGCTAATTCTAATCCTGGCGCAATTTCAGCAGCAAGACGTTTACCTACGTTAATCCAAGTTTTTTCAGCATCCTTTTTAAAGAATAGTGCAGGATCACCTACAAACAGTTGAAATGAATTAGCATTTGCTATAACATAATTAATTACATAGTCAGCTGCAGCATAAGTAATTACATCACTCATGTTCTTATTAGCTTCACGTAAATTATTTCTTGCAGCAGTTATATAAGTTTTATCAGCAAATTTAAATGAATCTTTAGTTGTTAAACCTAAGTCAGTCCAATGCTGTTTCTTAGCTTCAATCAATTTTAATGCATGATCAGCAACAAATTCCTTAATTATATTTTGATTTATTTGATTTAAAGGTTTAAGAGTTTTTCTAGTAATTTCTTTACCATTTTCATCAGTAATAGTTGTTTCTTCCCATAATGCCTTATTGTTATTTAATTCCTCAAAAAAATAAAACATATTAGGGTTATAACCATCTATATCATTCTTAATATTATAAGATTGCAGAATTCTTTTATATTCAGCTTCAACAACATCATATAAAGCATCTTTAGTACTTTCACTTAATTCAATACTTCCATCTTCATTAAACAACACTTGTACATTATGCCTCAAAGCAGTAATACCAGTCATTGTAGATTTATCTGACATTGTAGGGAATAAGAAATGAGATATTTTCTCATCTTGCCTTCCATTATTTTGATTCCAGAATAAAGCTAATTTAGTTAACTCATGTTCCCTAGATGACATATGATCTAAAGTAACACCTTCTTTTTTATATTTTAATGTATCTAAATAGAAATAATCAAATACTTGACTAAAGTATGAATCCTTATTCTTAAGTTGTTTACCCCAACTAGATGTTGAAGCAAAACTTGTACTCATTAAATTGTTTAAATAGTTACCAACATTACGTTTTAATCTGTAAAACTGATTGATAAAATACTTATTATTTGAATAAGCAAATACACTTTTACCTTCACCATTTTTAAATGAATTACTAAAGTGTGCATCAGAATATAATGCTTCAATAGCAGCTAATTTCTTAATACCACTATTGTTAGTTAAAGGATTGTTTGTATCAAACGTATCATCAGCACTTAATGTTTCTTTAGATAGATTTGCAACTATGTTAAAGAATATACCATTTTTATCAGTAAATTGTTTAGCATATGGACTCGTAGGATTGTTTTTAATGGCTTCTAAAGTATCCATTGATACTTCTATGCCAATTTTAGCTAACCACGCTTTAACAGCGTTTAAATCGTTTTTATCAATACTATTTAATTCATCAACTAACTCTTTACGTTTAGAGTTATCAATTATTAAATTACCAGGAGTAGTTTCTTTTACTAAATCAGTAGTTTTAAGATTTGCTAACCATTTAGATTGTATAGTTTTAATAATAGCATTTTGGTCAGAATCCATTACTTTAATGGAAATTCCACCTGTTTTAATGCTACCAAATATTTCAGCTATTTTAAAATTTGCATAATGCTTAGTTGCCCATTGAACAAATTCATTTTTAATTTGATCAGATGCATTATCTAATTCATTTTTAACTTCTTTAACCCAAGGTTTAACTTTAGCAATTTCACCTAATCTAGCACTAATATCTGCATAAGATGCTTCCATGCCAGCTAATTGACCTGATAGGTAATTAACTACCTCATCAAACGGCATATAAGTATCTAATTGTAAATAAGATTTAGTAGGACTAGTAATAAATGATAAAAATTGCTTTAACCTAGATGACATTGATTCTTTAGAGTCAATTAAGAATGTTGCCCCATCATCATAATTTACCTTTTCATTATTAGATTCAACATCTTCAACACCTACTACATCTTCAACAGGAGCTTCAGTAGTTTTACCTTCATTACTTATTTTACCAGGTTGACCAGGTACTTCTTTAACATTAAACAAAGTTAATCTTTGTTCAGATTGTTTAACAAACTCTTCGTAATTATCTAGTATCTTTTTAAATTCATTAGCATAATTAACTTTACCACGATCCCTAAATGCTTTTTCATACTCAACAAAAGTGTTTTTAAGTTCATTATATAATGCAGATTTAGTTTGAGCACCTTTCTCTTTTAAAGATTTAAGTACAAACCCATTCATTATATTAACAACCTGACCTTGCCTAAATGCATTAAAGCCTGGTATTAATGATGAAGCATCAGCAATTTCTTGTTTAGATTTAGGTGATAATGTTGGAGGAGATAAATCAACAGATCCTGTAAATTCTTTAAATCCTTGTATATCTTGTTTAGAACCTAGTATATGAATTTGTTCTGGTTCAAATACCACATAACTTTCAACATTTTGAGATTCATCTTCAATGCCTTTAATAGTATCAAAATTATCTTTATTTAAATTTTTTACTATTTCAGAATTTACTTTAGAAATTTCTTTTATGTTTTTACTATTTAAAACGACAGAATACTTTTTAAGTTCTTTTTTTGCTTCTTCTGTAGTCATTATTACTCCAGAATACAAAGCATGTGATTTTATTTTTTCTGCAATAAGCTCTTCTGCATATTTTATATTATCTGTAAAATATATACCGTTATCTCTTTTAGTAAAATTATTTATAATATTATAGCCTACATGATAAACAATATCTTTTACTTTACTTTCAGGAAATATAGTATCAAGATATTGAGAGTATGCTTGTAGAGCTTGTTGTTTTTGTTGTGGAGTTACTTTCTTTAATATATCTTTTGTAGCTTTTAGTTTTTCTTCTTTAGTTAAAAGAGGATTTTCAGATATTTGATCAAGATCTGCAATTTCTAAATAACTATTTATAAATGCATCCTTTTCTTCTGTAGTAGCTATTTGACCATCAATAAACTTAATTTCTTCTGCAAATCTTTGTTTAGAAATTTCTTCAGGACTTTGGTTTTCACTAAAATAGAAATATCTATTATCAGAAGTTTTTACTAAATCAATATAAAAAGCATCTGTATTATCTCCAGCTCTAAATAAAACAGTAGATTTATCTTTAAATATATCTTTTAGTTTTTCTGTTAAAGCTAATTTATTTTTAGTTTCTTTACTATATTCTTTAAACCCTAAAGCTTCGTACACAGCATTAGCTAATTCAGGATTAGATTCAAATAGTTCTGCAACACCTTCTTTAATAGGCTGTTTAGCTTCAGAACTTAATACTACAGGTGATTCATCAACTAAATCTTTCTCATCATTTAAAGCATCAAAATCTATTTTACCTAATTTTGTAGGATCAGACTTTGTACTAGGTGTAGTATAACTAGGTTTTGATGAGTCATTAAGAATATTCTTACCTACCTCAACAGCTTCTTCAAATGTTATTACAGGTTGTACAAATAGAGTGTAACTACCATCTGGTAACTTAATATCAGATACGTTAGTAGTTGTATTATTTTTAATAAATTCAGTGTAAGTAGATTCTTTATAAGTTACTTTACCTTTGTTGTCAATATATACTTGTTTAAATGAAGGTTTATTTAAGTGTTTTAAAAATATAGAAACAAATGATCTTTTAATTTGTTTATTAAAATCACTCTTATTAAAGTTTGCTAAATTACCTACAGACTTAAGAACGCCTCCACCAGTACCATATTGTATTCCGCTACCTAGTACATTTAAAAATAATTTTGTATCATTTTTAACATTATTATTTAAGTCAGCTTGATCAAAACTAGCGGTAGCTACGTATAGTTCAAAGAAACTTCTTAAACCATTAGCTGTAAGAATATCTATACCTGTTTGTTTAAGTATTTCATTACCAATCTTAGCATCTTGTTTAAAGAATGCTTCAGCAGCATTAGTTAATGTATCAGCAATTTCATCACTAATCTTATTATTAAATACTGGTATAGCAATAGTTTTACCTGCAACAGGTGTATCAACTACCATGTATACTAAACCAGCTTTAACATCTTTGTTAATAGGCTGATTGCCATTTAAAGGCTTATCTAATCCTTCATAAAAACTATTATTCTTACCTATTACAAATTTAACATTAGGGTTTTTAATAACTTCAGAAGTTGGTTTATCAACTTTCTTAGTAGTAAAGTTTAATTTACCTAATGTTTTATTACTTATAAATACTTTCTTAGTTCCTTTAGCTACTATATCTTCACGCAAAGCTTTTAACGCATTACGTTGTATTTCAATGTTATTACCCTTAGATGCTACGTTAGATTCTGTAATCCAATCTAAAGTATGTAAATACCCTATAATCTTACCTTCTTTATTAGTAATCTTAATAGGTACTAAGTAAGGATTATTTTTAGTTTGTTCATAAGTAATAACTGTACCATCTTTTAAAGTTAAATTAAATGTAGTATCAACTGATAAGTTTAACTCATCACCTACTTGATATTGTTTACCTGACAATAACATAGGTTCTTGGATTAACTCATTAAGTTGATCTTCAGATATATCTTCTTTTCTAGAATAAGTTACTTCACCTAATTTAGCAAACTTTGATATATAAGATTTAGATAAATACGCAATACTCTTTGCTGCATTAATAATTAAATCACCTAATGTAACTGAATTACCTTGTGGACTTACAGATTCACCTTGATCATTAGTAAACTCTAAATCTTCATTTAATTCATTTTCAAGGGCTTTTCTTTCCTTATAACCAATTTCAGGTACAATCCCATCATTAGCATTGACAATAATATTTTCCTTAGTATTTTGAGCATCTTCAATCTTTTCAATTTGTTTATTTAATTCTTCTTTAACACCATACTTTTGTTTTACTAGATTCTCTAAATCATTAAATCTTTCATTAATAATGTTAATAGAATTTTCTAATACTTCTTTAGGTAAATTAGCATTAGTTAAATCACTAATAGCCTTTTCCTTTTTATTATTAAGATCTTGTAATTCAGATTCAAGTGTAGCAACTTTAGGTTTACCACCTTCTAAAGATTTTAGTTCTGCATCAATTTTAGATTGGTTTTTAATATATCCATTAACATCTGAAAGTATTCCTAAAATACCAAAAGGATTATTACTTTTATCTTCTCTAATACTTTTACCATCCCATATTCCAGTTCTTTCTTTTTCAGCATAAAAAGTTATTTTATCACCAACTTTAAGCTGTGATGCTACTTTATCTGGATTTAATATTTCAGTTCCTTTTTTAGCTAAACCAGTGCCATCAGATATTTCTTTTAGAGAATCTCTAGTAAAAGTATTTGCTTTTTCTATATCAGCTTTAGTATTAGTAGTAGTAGTTGCACTTTTTAAAGCAGCTAGTTCTGCATCATATTTAGCGTTAATTCTTCTTTGTATACCTTCTATAAGTTCTGGTTCATAATACTCTCTAAGTTCGTTACCATCTGTAAATCTAATTACAGCTGTACTTTTATCAGCTAAAGGAGTAATAGCTCTTATTTTAAAACCATCTAAATTTACTATTTCTTTTAATATAGGTTGTCCTGGAATGCTTGGTAATTCTTCTTCTACATCAGCTTCAACAGTATCTCCTATTTTAAAATCTGTATAAGATTTAGGAGCTTTATCTAACTCTTCTTGCCTTCTTCTTTCTATATCAGCTCTCTTAGCTTCTATGTCTGTAGCAGTTGTTGCAGGTTGTTTATTAGATAATAGTTCTTCTACCGCTTTTACTAATTCAGGATTACTACCATCTTTTTTAGCTTTGTGATAAGCTTCTGAAACATCAGTAAATATATTTGAATCTTCTAATCCTGCTATTTTTTGAATTTTTTCATACTCATTATATTTTTGTTGTTTATAATAAGCGTTGTATAATCCATCGGTTGTACTTTTTACATCTTTTAATACATTTTTAGTTTCTATATCAGTAACACCTAATTCAGTTTCTAAATTTTTTTCTTCAATATTACTTTTAACAAATAAGTTATTCCAGTTAATTTTATCTTTTGAGTTCCACCATTTTTCTTTTTTTGTTTCATTGTCTACCAATAAAATACCTTTTAAATACTGATTAGATCCTTTTCCTCCAACATTAAAAGCTTTTATTGTATAACTATTAGCAACGTCTTGAGTGTTTGTATATAAATTATATAAAATATCACCTTTTTTTAAATCAAATTCATTTACTGGTATAAATTTATCTTTACTTCTTTTTTTACCAACGTTTAACTCAGTTTCAGTAGGTTCTATTGTTTCACCAAATATATCACCTGCAGGTTGACTAGTTACATTAGCTTTTTGTTCTTCAAAATTAGCTTCATTCTCAGCATCCTTGTTAAGTATATCTAGTATATCTGTAGGTATATTATTGCCAGCAACTTTTAATTCTTCAACTCTACTATCAATAGCTTTTTTATTAGCATTGTAATAAGCTAATTCTTCTTCAGATGCTAATTGTTCACCACTGTTAATCTTGTTGGCAAACATGTCAATAATCTTTGCTTGTTCAGTCTTTGCAGCTTGTTCAGCAGCTAATTTAGCTTCATTCTGAATTCTAGCTAATTCCTCTTCAGCACCTTTTTTAATCTCATCTCTACCTTCAGGTGTAGATAATTTATATAAAGCCTCTTTATTTTGATTAAATGTTCTAGTATCTAACTCCTGATTTCTAATTAAATTAATTAACTTAGAGTCATTAGGAGATATTAATTGCTTATCAATATCTTCTTTAGAACTATAAACTCCTTCAGATAATAATAAGTTATAATTTTCAGCAATTGTTAATTGTAATTGTTTAGCCTTATCTGCAAATTGAGGTATATCTTTAATAGCCTCATATTGCATTTTAAGATTTTTAAACTGATACAATGTAGGATCTTGTAAGTTTAATGAAAAAGCATCTTCAGCTTTTAAAGATGTTAATTCAGTATTTATATTTTTTAATCTATTTTCAGTTAATTTTTGATCTATTGCATAATCTAATTCAGTAGCCTTTGCAATATCATCTTTAGTATTATCAGATGCTAATGTATTCCTATAATCTTCAGCAAATTTAATTACCTGTTTCCTGTCATTTAAAGTCTTTTGTGACTTAACTCTTTCTTCAGGATCATCCATTGCTTCAGGAGTCATATCTAACATTGATTTAAAATTATCAAGGTCAGTTATATTATCCATTAATGTTTTATGAAAAACATCATCAGTAGTTCTATTAAATGATTGTTCATCACCTTTAATTACAGCAGTATGTAATTTAATAATAGCTTCTTGTTGTTTCTGAAGCTTTTCAATATTTTTATTTTCACTAAATTTACCAACACCTGCAAATATACCTCCGCCTAATCCACCTAAAAATGCACTAGTCCAAAATTCACCATCTTTTGCATAATCTAATGTTCTGTCAATCAATGATGATTTATCATCTTCTAATACACCAGATTTAATTAATGCGGCACGTTTAGTTTCTTCATTAGTAATAAACTGATAAGCTTCTTCACCAGCCTCTTGCCCCATTGTTGTAAGTACATCAGATAAACCAATTCTTTGATCTTTAATCATTTGGCTAAATGACTTATTTAACAACATGTACTGAGGTAAGTCAGTTGCAATATTTGCCCAATTTAATTTATAGTTATTAGCTGCAGCTTCACCAGCTATAGCTTTTTTCTCATCTTCAGTAAATAATTGATTAGTGTTAGGATTAATCTTGCCTTCTAATTTCCTATAAGTATCTTCAAATGTTTGACCACCTTCCATGATGTTTTCCATTTGACGAGATATTACAGCACCTGTAATACCTTTTAAGCCAGCGCTTAAATTTTTAGTACCACTAATAGCTTCAATACCTCTAATAAGTTTAGCTCCACCTAAAGTTTTACCTAGTTTAGATAAACCCATTACAGCTCCTTGTGCAGGAACCATCATACTTACTGTTGTTAATATAGACGGAATATTTTCACCCCACCATCCATAAGATAATGGACTAAACCCTTCAGATTCTTTAGTTCTGTAAACAGGTAGTTTAAGTTTATCTTCAGCAGATTGTATTGCATCTGCAATGTCATTATGAAAACCTTCTTTAGCTCTTTCAGTAAAGTCAGTATAATTTCTGTAATCTAGTAAATATGAAGCGTCTTTAATTATATCTAATCCAGTTTGTGTAACTGCATTAGCTAATCCTGAACCTATTTTAGCAAGACTTGACTGTTCCTGAGCTCTTTGATATTGAAATGGTAAATTTTCATCACCATAATTTTCAAAATATTGTTGAGTTAAAGGTTTATCATATTTAGATTCACCAAATAAATTAAATTGTTCTTTTGTTGAATAACCTGGTTGAGGTGTTATAACTTGTCCAACATAGCTAAAATCTTCTCCAGCTTTAACTCTTTTTGAAAATTTATCAATAGCATCTTCTTGATTATTATTTTTTTTAGGTAATTCTTGTTTAGCCATTATTCAGTTTCTTGTAGATTTTCAAATTCATCAGTTTTAGTAGCTCTATCAAAATTTCTTGTATTGTAAGTAGGTAGTAAAGGAGATATATTATCTTTATCTAATAACTTGTTAGCTTCATCTAATGTCATAGGAATTGGTTGGCCATTTGTATTAAACATAGTTACACCAAATTCTATAATAGGTCTACCATTAGCATCTTTTTTATTTCCTTTAACAAATGATGCATAAACATTTCCTTTTGAATCTTGTTGTGCAGAAACAAATTTTTGATTTCCTGTTGCTCCTACAGCTTTATTTACTTTGGTTAATAAAGGAGAATTATCTACAACACCTTGTTGTATAAAGTTATTTATTGATTGTGTTAAACTTGTAGATGCTTGATTTGCTCTATTAAAATCTACGTTATTAGTGTTTATTATAAATATTCTAGGTTCTCCAGTTTTAGGATCTTTACTTTGCAAGTATAAATCTCCAGCTTTATAATTTGAATTAGTTAAACTTTTTGCAGGGCCAAGTATTTTAGAATTATTTAAAATATTAGCTTTTACTAATTCTAAATCTTCAGCTTCTAAAGGTTTTCCATCTAAAGTTTTAACAGTACTAAATGATAATTGACCAGGATTTACAACATTTCCATCTTTATCAACAGATGCACCAAATGCTTTAGATAAAGCTTGTTTAGTTCCTTCATCAAATGCTGTAAAATTCATTTGGAAAGTATTTGCAGTTTTTAAATATTCTTCAACAGCATTTTTATAATCTGCAAATTTACCACTAGATACACCTAATCTTTGACCTAACTTTATTAAGTTTTTATTAGCATTAACGTGATCTTGTTCAGTAACAGGTTTTGAAGTTATAGTAACATTTTTACCATCTGGGCCTTTAACAACTGTACTTGATTTTCCTCCACTAGAACCAGCTCCTGGCATATAAATTCCAGAAGTTGTTTCAGCCTTATATCCTTCAGGTAAATTATCTAAGCCATATTGTTTACCATTAATATTTACAACATCAACAGTTTTGCCAGTTAGATTCTTAAGAGATAATTTTCCGTCTTTAAATTCCCAATCATTACCTAAATTATTATCTGTATTTTTTAATACAGTGTTTATTCCAGAATCATTATTTACATTTTTAGGATCAGTAGGTATTCCTTGAGATGTCCAAAGCATTTGTTTGTTAATATCTTCTTCATCAGATCTTTTCTTTAAATTATATAATTTTAAAGGATCTGAAACTTTCATATAGTCTTGTTTTTCTTTTTGATATTGTGCACCATATGCAATACCTTGTAATATATTACCAAAAGGAGTTTTAGTATTAGGTATTAATGTTCCAGATTCATCAACTAAAGGTTTTCCGTTTTCATCTCTAGCAATAAAATCACTCCATCCTTTTTGACCTTTAAATCTTCCTTCTTGCTCTAAAGATGATTTTAATTTTTCATCTCCTGCAGCTCTTGATAATAAAGAACTCATTATTTTATTATAATCCTTATGTTCTATTTCTCCAGATGCAAATGCTTGAGTTACTTCATTAAGACTTCCGTAATTTTTTAATTTTGAAATTCCAGTATCTGCAGCAACATCTTTTAAAGCTTTTGATGCCCACTCATTTGCATCAACATAATTTGCAACACCTTCTCCTGCAAAATAATTTATGTTACCGTCTTGAACTGTTCCAGCAAAAGATTCTTTAGCTTGATTTAAATGAGATCTTAATTCATTTTGTGACCAACCTAAATCTTTAGCTTTATCTAAAATATTTTTTTCGTATGCTTTATAAGCATCATAATTTGCTTGTATTGCGCCAAGATCACCAGTTGGACTAAGTCTAGAAACTAATTCATTTTTCTTTTTTGACCATTCTCTTTTAATAATAGGATCACTAAAATCTTTATCTCCAAATTCAGCAACAGCATTTTCTATTTCCTTTTTTGCCTTTTTAGAATATTCATAATCTGAAGGTAAAAAATTCCAATTTTTGCCAGCAATATCTATTCCTTCTTGTAATTTTTTTTCTTGATTAACATTATATTCCTTTGCTAGACCAGATAAATAATCTAGTGGCATTGGTACATATTGTGAAACGTATTCTTGTTTTTGAGGTGTATCAAAACGATTAGCCATAGTTTTATTTTATATCGCAAATATAATAATTATATTTGATTGTTGTTTAATATTATTATTTTTTAAATTGTGCAATATAAGCTTTACCTTCAGCACTATTTGCCCACTGAGGATTAGAAGCAATAATAGCATTTAAAGTTTTTTGATCCATACTACCAGTCCTATAATCTTTTACTTGCGATGAAACATTTTTACCTATACCTGACATACCTGAACTCATTAAATCTCTATTAGCTGCTCTATTCTGTGCATTAGCAATAGTTTCTCTCATTGCAAGTTCAGTATTATATTGACCTGCTTGATTTGTAATACCAGCATTTAAATTATTAACTTCTTCAATAGCTTTAGCATCAGCATACATTTTCTTAAGAGCTAAGTCTTTTAAATTTTGTCTATATGCACTACCACTACCTTGTGATGCAGCGGCTAAACCTTCTTTACCCTTAGCATAACCTAACTGATTTCTTCTAAGTATTTCATTAGCAGTTAATGTAGTTGGAGTATATCTTTCATAAGTTTCAGTTTCAGGTTTACTTCCCCTGTAAATATCATATATATTACCAGCATTTTGTAATAAGCCCATACCTATTTGTGTGCCAGCATTTATAAGACCACTATAATCTTTAGTTTTACCAGCATCAGTAAATCCAGTATTACCTGCATTAAATTCACTAGCGCCTTTAGCTAATGATTGGTTAAAATCATTTCTATCACCAAAATCTGCTATAGAATTATCTCTAACTTCTGTAACACCTTGAGGTACATTTCCAAGTCCAGACATTGAATAATCATAATCATCTACAAATTTAGATGGATCATATGCTGGCCCACCATTAACATATTGAATAATACTTTCGTTATTATAATTTATTCCACCATATCTTTTTTGAGATATTGCTTCATTTGCAATATTATTAGTTCCGTAATTTAAAATCTGAGCTTTTTGTTTAGCCTGATTGTAACTATCATTAATACCAGGTATTGAATAACCTTGATAGTCAGGATGCATTATAGTTCCTTTAGGAGTTACAGGAGTAGTATTAGCTACAGGAGTAGCAGTAGATCTTAACTTACTAATATAATCTTGATAAGTTACATTAGCAGGTGCTTCAAATTTAGCATTATAAACCATTCCTGAAGGATCGTTAGGGCCTTTAGCGTATTGACCTGAAATAGGTTTAGGATTTACACCTGTAATTCTTGCATATTCAGCTTCAGCATTAGTAAATTTAGGATCTTGCCAATTCTCTTTATATTTACTAGAGTTGTAAAGTATTTTTTTAACATTTTGTAATGCTTTAAAATCAGCTTCACTCATAGGCTCACCTGTATTACCACCCATATTATATTGTTGTACACCACCCATTTCATGTTTCCAACCTGCAGCATTACGTGCAAAATTAGCACGCTTAACTTGTGTAGAACTATAATCTTCTTTATTAGCTAATACGTGTCTTGCAAACTCTTGTACACTCATTCCTGCACGTTCAGCACTTGCAGTAAATTTACCTTTATTTGCAGGGTTAATATGTATACCACCTTCTCTATATTCAGCATTAATCTTAGCTTCTTGTTCAAGCATTTCCTTAGTAGGTTCTTTGCCACTACCAGCATTATCTCTTATATTATCCCATAAACCACGTTTAGAATATGTACCATCTGCACGCTTAATCATACCGCCATTACCATAATTAGCAATGTAATTATTTGCTTCTTCAGGTGACATATGAGCCTCTAATCTAGATCTTAATATACCTTCAGGTAATTTACCACCATTAGCATATGTTAATGAGTTATAATTTTCATCACGCATATAATCATTTACAGTTGGTACCATCATTTGACCACCAGCCATATACATGCCACCCATTCTAGCTATTGCATATTCACCTTCATTACTTTCAGGTAAACCCATAGGCTCAGTAGTTTCAGTATCTCTTGAAGGTACTAAACCTAATCTCTTAGCATAATTATTAACCTTTTGTTGTTTAAGTGCCTCTTGTTGTGCAAATAAGTTTTGAGAGTTAATCATCATAGCTTTTCTTAATTCTTTTTTAGCATTTTTTGCAGTTTGATTATCAGGCATCTTATCAAATTTTTTATCTAATTTACTAGTATCATTTTTCTTATTTACCTCAGCAAATGTTTTATTTGTACCAGGTACTTTTAATTTATCAGAAAATATTATACTACCAGTAGGTATTTGTTGTTCAGTTAATTTAACACCACCCTCTTCATGTGAAGGAGCACTGTCAGGTAGTTGTACAAATCCGCCATTATCAGCTTTAATGTAATTCTCACCACCTTCTAACTCAGCTACTATTTGACCACCATTTTTAAACATTTGTAATGAATTAACAAACAATGGTTTTTTATTAGGATTATCCCAAACTCTTTGCATACCACTACTTAATCCACCATCACCAAACATTCTAATATCTGTAATAGCTATTTTATTATCATAAGGAGTTTTAATAACTCCACCTAACGCATATTTCATTCCACCATATCTAGCCATCATACCAGCTTGTTGTGGACTCATAGTATTAGGTACACCTGTATTCATACTAGGGTTAATCATTGTAAGCATATTTGCATTACTGCCACCTGTCATTCCTGTAGAACCCATTCCTTGACCTAATCCCATAGATGCTAATTGACCTAATGATCCAACTGCTTGACCTGCCATTTGAGCATTAGGATCACCTGCACTACCATATGATATGCCTTGACCTATTCCTTTTGATGCAGTACCTATTGCAGCTTCAGGAGATACTAATCCTGTAGCAGCGCCTGTAATAGCACCTGCTGCTTTACCATAACCAGCAATAGAATTTTGTTGCCTTATTTCATCTTCAGTAGAATTACCAGCTTTTTGTAAAGCCTTATAACCCATATCAGTTAATTGATCAGTTGCACCCATTGTCATAGTGTCAAGCAATCCTTCACCTACGCCATATGCACCAGCGCCTATGTCTTTCCATATTCTTGCATTCTTGCCACCGTCACCATATTGTGGAACACCATAATAGGGATTATATACACTAGGTAATTTAGATGGCATTTTTTTACCACCGTTTTTATATGTTTTAACTAAAGATTTTTTATTTTTCATGTATATAATTTATTATGTTATATATGTATTATTAATATAGTGTTTTTAGTGATAAAGTGCAAATTTATAATATAACATAAGGTGTTATAATAACACCAAATGTTATCTATCAGAAATGCGATAAGTTGATTTAAGATTATGTAGTATAAACCTGTTATTTAATATGTTATTGTACTCCATATCAACAACCAAGTATTTATCTCTCATCCTGTCACCAAACAATGTTTTAGTTAATATAGCAGGATCAAATATAGAATATGTGTTAATATTGTTTGCATCATAATTAACCTTATTTCTAGGTAATTGCATATTGTAACCTTGTTCAGATTTCCTTAAAGTAGGATTAGGGAATGCGGTACTTAATGTTACCCAATCAGTATTCTGATATTCATTATAAGCTCTTATCTTAGTGATTGTATTGTTAAGGTAAGGTATATCATCAGAATCTCCTAAATAATCGTTTATAGAGTCTTTAAATAGCAAATTATCCTTAATTGATTCACTTATCCAAGATAAGTTATCAAATACTTTAGTATATATTGGATTTTCATTAATATTAACTTTTAAAGTAGATGGATAAATATTACCATAGAATTTGCAGTAATCTCCTATATTATGTAAATACATTTTACTACGAACTCCTGAATCATATGAATTAACACTGTATAGTTTATTGTGATTGTTTAAATAAATATAAGGAGTAAAGCTATAAAATGAACTAAATGCATCTATTAGATCTGAATATACTATAGTATATTTTTCACTGTAATTAGGTGGTTCATCAGTTATGTAAGTATTTAAAAACGTGTATAAAAATTCATTATTAATATAATCATAAGTTGTTAAAATACCTTTTCCTATTATAGGATTATCATTAACTAATATATGATCATGCAATACTTTATTTACAAATCCTCTATTACCTTTAGTGTCACTTATAGGACTAACAGCTTGGCCATCAAATAAAAATATTTTTTTATGCCTTGAGTCAACAAATGTAATGTGAGTATTAGATCTGTTAACTGACCACTGATGTTTACTACCAGAGTCTATAGAATAATACACATGTTTTTGTATCACTTCACCTGTGCCTATACCAATAGATTGTAAGTTTTGTGTAGTAACAGTTTCATAAGGATTAACTATTAATAATCCTATTGCTCTATCTTGTACAAAGTACATGTTGTTTTTAAGTATTTGTAAAGCATTTATAGGGCCATAGCTACCTTCTACATCATAGTAGTTATCTACAAATACGCTAGTCCAACTATCAGATGTTTCACCATTTATTTTAACTTCAGAGTAATAAACCCTGTTGTTCCATTCATTTGTTAAGTTAAAAAATATAGGTCTAGGATAATACTTTTTAAGTGTATTTTCAAATGAAAAACTTGACACATAAACATAATCATCTGTACCTGATGCAAAATTACCTGCGTCATTATCTAAGTCAGAATTAACATGTGCCCCATCTCTTAAATCCACATTTTTATAAGACTGATGTGGAAAATACCAAGTTTGTGAATGCTTTTCATTAGCATTAGCTTCATTTGGCAAAGGAACACTTTGAGCTTGACTTCCTGTCCAATTTTTAATAGCTTTTTGAGAATCTAATATACCATGAAACACATCGCCACCAAATACCTTTATTGTATAAATTCCATTTTCAGTAACAGGATAATATGCACCTGTAGGTATATATTCTCTAGTAGCTCTTCTTGCATTAGTTCTGCCGCCATATTGATTTTTTAAAACACTTGGCTTATAATGTAATCCTAACATTTTAGCATTACCTTGTGTTGATCCTGTAGAACATACTCCCATAAATGTAAATGGTGTCCAATCAAATGATGAATCTTTAATACCAACTACAACAGTAGGAGATCCTGCAGAAAAATGTGATCCAGCAATTCCAGTTCCTAATTGCCAATCTTGATTTTTATAAACATTTCCACCCACAACAGATATGCTTGGGCTTATTCCATCTTGAGAAACATAATAAGCTTCTTTAACTGTGTGAATATCAGTAGCTCCAAAATAATTATTTCTATAAAGATTATATGTTTTATCGTAATACTTTTTTATATAATATTTATCACGAACACTAGATGTAGGAAAATTTCCTGGAGTAATAGAACTTTCTATAACTTTTATATAAACTTCAGTTAAAACTAACTGATCATCTTCTTCAAAATCATCATTTGTTTGATCAACTAATGACTCCATTGAATGATAACATATTAAATCTTTTGTAGCCATTCCTCTTGTACTAGGAGTAACTGGAACTGGCCCACTCTCAGGATCACATGCATTATAATTATTTCCATTTGAATAATGTGTAAATGGCATATAATAATTGCTAGAATCCCACGTTGGGCCTGTAGCAACTTGTGTAATTAAACCATGAGATTTAATAGTTCTGTCATTTTGAGTTCTTAAACATCTAACTATTTCATAACCTGATATAATATTAGAAACTTCTTTAGGTATATTAACTTCAAAATTAATGTAAGGAACTACAAGATATGCACTAGGATCTGATGGATTAGTAGTATCATAAAACATACTTCTAAAATCTGGACATTTTGTACCCCATTCAGTTTCATCACATAAATTAATATCTGCTTGATCTGAATAATCAGGAAACTTAATATCTCCTATCCATTTAACAAATGAAGTTTCACCTGTACGTGATTTAAATACTATACCAAAACTATAAATTTCATTATGTTGATATGATCTAAATGCTCCTGATAAATACTCAAGAGCCATAGTATTTAAACTATTATTTTGTTTGTACCTTTGATTAGGAGCCCCATTATAAAATGTAGGATCTAAAAATGAACCATTTGATAGACCTGCTGCTTTTCTATAACCATAAGGATATAACTGACCACTACCAGGATTATCTCTTGCAGTACCTTCATTAGTAGATGAACCATTTAAAGGCATTGTAGGGAATGCATCAGCTCTTAATAATAAATTACCAAATGAATAACTTATATTAGGGCCTGAACCACCTATATCACTACTAAGTCTTTTATACTTCATTGTAAAGTCAAAGTTAGGATCTTCAGCAGTACTCATACCTAAATTTATTAAAGGTATAAGGTCAGCATCTTGTTGTATGTTTGCATAATCATTTGGAGTTGATATAGTATAGGCTTGAGGAACTGTATCACCTTCATATTGCAAAACATCAAATACATTTGAACTTTGTATAAACCTATAAGTTCTAGTATCGTATGCGTCAAGTATAGTATCTATATCACTTCTAACATTACCAAAGAATAACCTATTATCTTTTTGTTCAATTGTTTTACAATGACTAAACAATACGTTTTCAATAAGTAATTCTTCAGTAGTTATTTCATCGTTGGTAAGTGGATCATTAACCCATGTAGTTAATATAGTTGAATTACCATTTATTACTTGAGTGTCAAATTTGTAAACATAAAATAAATTTATATTTGATACATCTCTAGTAATTATTACAAATTCTATATTATCATAATCTGTGTCAACTCCTTGTACTTCAAATCTAAGAGCTTTATTTACACCACCTGGAGCACCAGTAGCTGCAATACTACTAAAGTTATTTAATGTTTTAACAAAGTCTGAAGTTCTTTGAGGAATAGGTGCAACTATGTTTGATAAACTTGAATAGTTTGTTATAGCACCATTATTCTTTGTTAACCTATATGCACATTGATAAGTTGCAGTATTTGATATATTATTAACAGCGCCACCATCTATAACGTCATTTAATACAGGTACTGACATGTTAGTTAATGGACGAAGATTAGTTAAATCAACATTTAGTGCCATTAAATTAACATCTTTAACATTTACAGTTCTTACAGGGTTATAAAAGTCTGTCCAGTAAATACGTTGTAAATTATTTAATTCATATCTACCTATTGCAGCAGATGTAGGTATAGGATGATCTATTGTAAAATTTAAATAGTTGTTATACAATAAATAAATAGTAGTTGTTTTAGTTAATTCATCATAAACTAATTCCCATATTTGACCTATTTTATTAGTGTTGTTTTGGGGGCAAGTAAATATGTAAATATTTTCGTTAACAAATGTAGAGCCTATTATTACTAATGGATCAGTTAAATTTACACGTGGTACAAAATATGTATTAGCAACACTTGTTAAATTACCTTCAGGATCTACATAATCTATTCCAGAAGTACCACTTACTTGAGTAATAGTAACTACTGGTTCAGTTGATAAATCACCACTGCATCCTGTATATTCAGGTTGTTGATATATTACAATATAGTCAGAATTATATGCTACTGCAAATAATGCAACACCTGTAGATGTTCCGTAACAATTAGGTAAGCCACTTATTGATCCTACAAAAGAATTTATATTAGTATTTTCATTAATAAGAATATTTGGTGTAGTTTCTCCATTTACAGTAATTGTAACAACTCCTGGTAAAAAATTATTATCTACATCATATTCTTTTCTTATAGCTAACTTATAAACACTTCTTAATATAGGAAAAGATATTTGACATTCATTACCTTTAATATTTACTAAAGATGCATTAGAGCTACCTAGTTCAGTTACAGGTCTAAAATTTAAAGCTTTTACGTATTGATCTTTAGACTGATATAGTTTTGATATATCAGAATTCATTCCGTTTTGAAAAGTATTATTACTATCCATTAGTGACGTTTTAAATTCTCTACGTTATTAATATTTCTGAAATTTGTAGTGTAAGCGTTTTGACTAGGTATTAATCTAACCATAACATTCTTTAAGCTGTTTAATTGTGCAAGATTTGGCATATTTGCAGAACCTTTAGCTGCTCCTACGTACCATAACCATTCTTGTTCAGATTTTTGCATAACCTTATCAGCAGTATTTCCTTTACGCCAATCTCTGTAATCAATCATATAAGTTACGTATGATGAACAAGCTTTCATAAAATGAACATCATCTGGTATTAATGGATAACCTTCATCATCAATTGGTACACCTAAATATGATATGCAAATATAATCTTGCTGCTTTATTTGTGATTCAGTAATATCAGTTATAATATAACTGTTGTTTATATAGAATTTATTTTCAGTACAACATCTTGGCAATATGTTAGTTTCACAACCAAATTCAGGAATTTGATTAGCATTAGCCCAAGACAATACTCCATTTATATAAGTAATAGTTATTAACTTATAGAAGTTTGCAGGTAATTTAATCTTACCATCTACTATAGGTAAAGTAGTAGCTATTTCATCATACTGATAAAACGTACCTATTAACTCTAAGGCTTCAGCAATCCATTCAATTACATGAGATTCATTAATCTCAGTTGTTAGACCTAAATCCCTATATAGTTTAGCCATTACAGCTTTACTACTTACATATCCATTTATTGCCATTAATTATAAAAATCTAATTGTTTATTATTTACAGCATCAGCTATTAATCTTGATGCAGTTCTACAAGGTTTAAAACTATAATACCTTTTACCTTTTACACCGCAATGAACTTTGCTCCATTTCCATTTATAGCCGTATTTAGAGCCATGATAAACAATCATACCTGTTTCTTTACTAAGTTTATAATTAACCTTCCAGTTCCTTTTATTATCCTCAGTAAATGTATTTTGAAACTTATGTATAAAAAGTTTACCTAATTTAAATGGCAATGTTAAAGTTTCACTGCTGTATACTATTTTATTCCTTACCTCTAAATTAAACTCTTTTAATATTTTAGAGTAAGTCTGATAATCTACGTAACTTCTATTCTTTTTTATTGAAGTTTCTTTATAATATTTGTAAAAATCTCTAAGTCCTATATCCTTAGTATAACCCATTTATTTATTGTTTTGTTGGTAATCTATCTAATGTATTGCTAGAATCATTAGTGTTATCCTGTGGCATACTCATAAATGGATATATCTTAGTTTTTAAAACTATATTAGTTATATCACTAGCCATTTTTAAACTTATAGGATAAAAAGAATTAATATCATAGCAAGTATTTCCATCGCAGTTTACATAATTAGATAAATCTGATGGTGTTTCCCATAAACCATATACATTTATTTTATTTAAAAACTGAGAATTTATAATGTAAATATAGTTATTTTTTAAATACCATTTAGTTTTATCTGTAGTGTATTTATTATAATTGTTATACTTGCTTTCAAATGCAGTAGTTTTAGATAATATATTACCAGAAATATCTTCAACTCTTACAATTGAGTTATCATGTACAGTATCAATAGTACTAGGAACTTGTTCCTGAGTTCTTAAAACTTTACAATTTGTAGTTACTTCACAACATTCAGATTTATCAACTTCTATTAAGTCTAAACAGTTTATTGGAAGTATCCAACTATCATTAATATCATCCTTTTTTTCTAAAGATTGAGCTATAAGCATTGACCTTATTTCATCAATCCAGTATTGGATTTGAGCATCTTCTATACGAAAATCAATAGGGTTACTACCACTAGTAGCAATATTTCTTATATCAGATATTATCTTATTAGCTGTTACCATTTTATACTATTTTATTATATGCTTTAAATATACCCCAAGCTAAGAATGTAAGTAAAACAATCCATGCTGTGTAACCTGATTTAATTATAAAGGATTGCCAAGCAGTAACTTTATATATTATTTTAGGCTCAAGAGTAATTTTTTTATTTTCAATTCTTAACTTATTAATTTCAGTTGTTATTTTTTCATTAATTTGTAATAAGCTGTCAACATCACATTTCTGTACTAATGTATTATTTTTAGTATCAGTATATAATGTTTGTTTAATACCGTTCTTTTTAGTTTGTTTATAGAAAGGTTTTAATTTACCTGTACTATCACAAAATTGATCACATGGCCCAGGAAGAATTACTGAAGGGCCCTCTATAGTTTTATAAACTGTATCATGTACAGTTATAGTTTTACTCCATGAAGAGTCAATTACAGCTATTACTTCAGTAACAACTGGACACTCAGAACATATCTTAGCGCGTTTCTTTTCAGTAATACAACTTACTAATAGTAATAGTATTGCAATAATTAATATTTTACTTAGTTTCATCTTTGAAAAAATTTGTTAAAAACTTACCAATTATACCTACAAATAATGTAGCGCCTATAATTATTTTAAGTTCTTTAGGACTATAAATTGATTTTAAATCATCAAATGCCATTAAACCACCTGCACCAACTATAGCTGCAGATGCTAATAAAGCATCACCTATTTTTCTCCATTTCTTAGGAGTTGTTTTATAATAATTTTTTAACATATTATTTATCTAGTATTGGTGGATGTATAAATATTGAAACACTATACTTTCTTTCTCTTATCATAACTGTACCACCATTAGAGTCATTATTAAGAGCTGTGTTACCTTCAACTGATTGAAAACTACCATTACCTAGGTCTTTAATAAAGATGCCTGTATGGTCATATCTACCATCTCCATTCCAATCAAATAATACTACATCACCTGTTTTAGGTGTTTTAGTAATCCATTTCTTATCCCTAAAATATGCATAGCCTGATTGACAACCTGCAAATCCTGGAAATCTAAATCCTATTTTAGGTAAGGGTAAGCCTGCTTCATTGTAGCACCAACTAACAAATAATGCGCACCATGCTACACCATTGTATTTAGCCCATTCACCATATTTTTGCTTATTAGAATTTTTAGGCTCTTCGCAAGTACCAACTTCTAATTTAGCTATATCTACTATCTTTTGACCTTTCATATATATAATATAACATTATTTACTTAAATAAGCAAGAAAAACTATAAATTATAATTTTGTAAATTTTAACATTAACCAGTAACTTTTTGTATTATTACGTTAACATCACTTAAAGTTAAGTTATTAGTACCACCCTCATTTCTTACCCATACTTCAAAGTAATCTCCTGTTGAAACCTGTATAATATCTTGTGCTGAAAATGGAAAAGGTTGGCTTGCTGTTGGACATCTTACAGATATAGCACTTTCATTTTGTATAACACCATTTTCTGCTATACCTATACTTAATGTGATATTAGCAGTTGCTGATGCAATTGCACCAACTATAGTTATTACAAATTCTGTTGTTATGCTACCAGTATAAGTTAGCCTATTAGTTACAGATGTATCCCATTTAGGTGAATTGCCTAAACCAACAACTGTTGTTCCAGCAGCTTTTTTCCAGATATTCTGTTGACCAGTACCTACTACTGTAGCAGTAGCATTATTTTGCATATAGTATTGACCAATATTTGAAGTGTTTGATATACCTATGTTGTTGATAAACAATGCTTTATTAGATGTTTGATCTACGCCAGCAAGGTATGTTCCACCACCAGAAAAATTACAGTAGGTAAGAATGTACCCATCATTAGGGATTACTGCAGATGCATTTATATTAATACCAGTTTCTCCAGCTAGTACTATAAATGAAGTGTATATAACTCTAAATCTTCTAGTAATTGTTAAAGTAGAAGGAAGAATAAAAACAGAATTTGCTGCATTGCAGTTGAATAAACATTGGCTAAAACCAACAGTTCCTATAGTCCCATCAAATGTTAAACCGCCTGAATTAAGAAAAGCTGAGTCAGCCATTATAACATTAGTATAATTTTTAATTAAACCTACTGTGTTACAATCTGTAAAATTAACACCAAACCAATCTAAAGCTGTAGTTGTTGTGTCACCAACAAGGTTTAAAGCAACATCAGCTTCTATTGTAATGTTTCTTATAGGAAGAGAATAGTTAGATGTTATTAAAGCTGTACCTACTAATCCAGTTGATTTAATTCTGCAGTTTTCAGATGATCCACCTATTATAGTAGTATTTATTCCAGCTACTATTCTATCTCCTTCAAGATCTACAACTGTAGTAAAAAAATATGTTGTTTCATTTTCTAAAGTAATAACACCACTAACAGGTAATGGAAGGTCAGTTTTAGAAGATATAAATTTTAAATAAGTTAATATTGGTAAATAAATAACTGCAGCATCAGCGCTAGTTAAATAAGGTGTTAGGTCTGAAGATGTTATAAAATCACTTGGATTAGCATCACTATAAGGCGTATACCCTAAAGCTGTTGTTACGTCACCTGATGTAATATTTGTAATATAATTTTCAGGATTATTTAACGGATAATAATTATCTATTAAAAATTGTTCTGTAGGTTGAGAAACTGGTTTATTTAAGTCAGATGTATTATCTACATTACTTAAACCTACACTACTTTTAGTTAAACCTGTTATATTATTTGTAGGTAATAAGTATTCAGTATATCTATTTTTAGTTATTGCTCTAAAAACTCCTTTACTAGTAAAGTATACTTCATTAGGTATTAGTTTACCATAATACCTTAATGATAATAATTCTTTATAGTCAATATTCATTTTTAGTTATGATTATGATGAGCATTTAAATCTTCTAATCTTGATACTCTTTGTTTAACTTCCTTAACATCTTCTTTTAAATTAGTATGATCGTTAGTTAAAACACCTAAATCTTTTTCCATTCTATTAACAGATTTTGCAATACTTTGTAATTGCGAAACACCTAATCTTCCAACATAGGCTAATATGCCTAATAATGTAATAACTAACCACATTAGCGTTTTTGAATCAGTAGCACTTACTATGCTGTTAGAAATAGTTTCCATAAATTATTTTTAAATTATATTAATATTTTAAATTTTATTTTTTAATTAATTGATTTTTAGTTAAACTAATTTTGCAGGAATACTATCGTACCATCTCCATCCATCTACAGGATAAGTATAAGTTTCATGTAATTCTCTTTCTAGTACATATTCTGTATTTACAACCTTGTTTGGGCCCCACAACCATTCTAATTGTTCAATGTCCCATTTATAAAAACCACTTGTATCTTCCATAATTATGTTGTTACTGTCCAACCTTTATTAGTTGCTATTAATAAATCAGCAGCCGTTAAATCTGCAACTCCTGGATTATTTGTTATTGTAATAGTTTTTGCAGTTACTGTAGCTAAATCATTAAATAAATCTACCAATTCTGTTCTTTGCATGTTACATCCTGTTATTGAAAAAGTTGCACCCATTCCAGGCATTCTTAATTTTCTAAGACTCTGACAATTTGTAAATGCAGTAGTAGTTGTTACTACTGTAGCACATGATGTAAATACTATTTCTTTTAGTTTTATGCAATTATAAAACATGCTTGTAATATTAGTTGTAGCAGGAGTTGTTAATGTTCCTAATTTAGCTAAATTTTGACAAAAGAAAAACATCTGCAATGTATTTTGAGCTAATGTAAGGTCTATATTTCCAACCTCTTCTACAGAAGAATAAGCAAACATATTTTGAGAAATTGTTGTACCTGAAAAGTTTAAATTACCTATAGCTTTAATTCTACTAAAATAAAAAAATTGTAAGCAAGTAGCTGATGCAGGAAATGAAAAATCCATTTTATCAATATTACCTATAAAATTAAAGTAACTACTTGCTGATGTAACTGCTGATGTATTTATATTCTCCCATCTTAAAGACCTTAAAGAAGTTAATGAATCAAGGTAGCTATTCATGTTACCGCTAAGAGTAGCTTTAAAAACTTGAAGTCTTTGAAGATATATAGCATATCTTATTCCGAATTGAAAAACTGCTGTCCAACTATAACTAACATCTAACCAATTATTAGAACCTCCTTGAGTTATTGATGGCCCTAAATTCCAACTTGTTACAGTTCCACTATTATTAGTAATACTTATAATAACTTGTTTATAATTAAACCCAAAATCATCTTGTAAAATTACACTTGATATTAAAGTATAATCGTATCTTTTAGTGTAAGTATTTGTTGTAGTTCCTGTTTGTGAAGTTCCATCACCCCAGTCTATATTATAATTTTGCGCCCCACCTCCCGGTGCTTGAATTGATATTGCATTCTCTTCATTTTGATATACTGCAACTAATCCTACTATCCTTGTATCAGCAGATGTTATAGTAGGTAATGTTAACCAACCTGATGGTCTATTCCAATTAGTTGATGAAGGAGCAGTTGCTTTTATATACCTATTATCACTCATTATTTTGTAATATTTAGATTAATAACTGATGCAACTGAAGCAGTTACAGTTATTTTACTTCCTATTGCTATTGTATTACCTAATGTATAGGCTACATTATCATCTTGTATAGTTATGGTAGGTGAGTTTAAAACATTTGAAACTGATGTAATAATCATGTTATAAGGTGCATAAAAATCAACTGTAAGAGCACTTATAAGTTCAACTGTATATTGTATTCCTGCATTTACCCATAAAGAAGTAGATGATTGATATTCAAGTGAAGATCCACCTGTTGGGTTATTAATATAAACATTGTGTAGTTCATCTAACTCCCAACCATTCATTATTTTTACATATATTTTACCATGATTAGAATGAGCATATTCAACATAACCAACTACTACTATATGACCTGTTGAGCCATTAGGTTTTATTTTAGTTATTGCACCAGGAGTTGTAGGACTTAAATATAATACATCACCATCGGCCCATGTTTCACCTTGTAATGAGCCTGTAGTGTTAATATCTTCTAACTGACCTACAGTCATAATAAAACCTTCTTGGTTAGAAGCAATAGTTTCTATTACAATTCCTAATGTATCTGCACTATTATTATCATTATTTGCCTGTGCTAATCCAACTGCTAATCTTTGACCTTGCGCTCCTGTAACCTTAACAACTTGATATGCTGCCTTAGTTAATGTTGTATTTGGAGTTACTTTATTAACTACTCTTGCAACCAAATCAATACCATTTTTTAATGTAACACTACCTCCTTTTAAACCAGTATCTACAGTTCCATTTGTGTTATTCCAATTCATTCTACCAACAGTATTAGTAACTACTGCATTTGTATTAAATTCTACATAGTCAGTAACTATTTCATTACCGTCATTAGAATCTATAATGTAAAATGTATTTAAATTTGACCAGTTAACTGCTTTAATTGTTATAGAGTATATTAAAGCAACGGAAGGATCTGTGTATATGCCAGATGCAATATAAGCACCAGTTGTTGTATTTAAAGAAACTGTAACTGTATCTTCACTAGATGTTAACGGCGTTTCAAAAGTCGGCTTATTTGAGCCATCAATTTTTGAAAGTATAGCGTTACCCGATAACCCAAATTCCCCCGAGTTGAAAGTTGACGTTGCAGGCGGAGTGATGGTGCCGCTTGTTCCTGAGATAATCTCGTAATATGTGACTTTATATTCATTATTTTCTAAGTTTGTAACTCTAGCATCTAAGCCAGCAGGAGATGATCCTAAATCTGGACTAGCACTAAATAATCTATATTTATATTTTAAGAAACTACTCATTACAAAAATAATTTATAATTATTTGTAATATTGTATATATAATATTGCTGAGTTACCAGACGTAGCTATTACTCTAAAATTTTGTAAATTTTCTCTTGAAGAAATGTCAAACAAATCAAGATGAGATAATCCCATTCCATCAGCATCTGCTGGAGCAACTACATCTCCTAGTAATAAATACCTTGCAATAATTCCAGTTGATCCAGCTTTTTCTACTCTTATTTCAGCATAATTTGCATCATCTGGTACAGAAAGTAAAGATGTTGCGCTATCAGTAATTGCTAAAGGTTCATAACCTATAGCTATTTTTTCTTTTTTAGTAAACTTTAATAAGTCTAATAATATACTTTTTGTTTGATCTGAATTAAATGGCATTTTATTTAAGTTTTATTTTATTATTAATTATCTGTGCAATCACACTTACCACAAATATCTTTAGCATTTTGTACAATTATAGCAAATTGCTCAGTTGTTAAACAATTTATAGTATCTAAACTTTCAGGAATTTCTCCAGAAATTGGATTAGATAAGTTATAAGAAGTTAATTCCTTAATAAATGAATTAAGCAGTATTAATTTAATACTATCATCGCACGCTCCATTTACCAAGTTTTTACCAATATCTATTGATAAACTTGCAGAGCAACATTTAAGTTTTGTTATTAAAAAATTTAATTCTTCTTGAGTCATTGTTAAACTTGCCATATACTGTGCAATACTGCCGAACTTATAGTTGCTGTAGAACTTGTTGTATTTATAACTAAACCAACTACATCTGTATTTGCAAATGTAATTAAACCAGTTTTAAAATGAAGTTGATCAAATCCTGCAAAATCAACTCTTCTTGATGGGCCAACTTGTGAACCATTTTTTGTAAAATAAAAAGTACAATTATGACCAGCTTCTGCATCTATGTTCATATCTAGCCATAACAAATAAGTTCTATTAGTTGAATCTTTAAATAAGTTAGTTTCAAGTCCTGTAAAAGTATTAACACCTAAAGTTAAATCTCCGCTTAATTCTATTGGAGCAGAAGTAGATTGGAATATAATCCTTTCTTGAGATCCTGCAGGGCCTGGATCACCTTGTGGGCCTTGAGGGCCTGTAGGGCCAGCTGGGCCAATAGGGCCTTGAGCACCTGTTGCACCTGTTGGTATTAAGCCATTATTTATTTCATCATTACAAGCTGTACACATTTTAATATTGTTTTATATATATTAATATAACGTTTTTTTTAATTATCTGCAAGTTTTACAACCAGTATTTGAACATAACTTATCCAAA